GTGCGGCGGGGCGGCGGGGTCTTGCCCTGCACCCTTAACCGCAAGGGGTGTACCCTGTGTGCGGCGGGGCGGCGGGTGTTCCTTGCGGTTGCGGGTGGTCTGTCCAAAAGAAAAGGGCGGGGGCGTTGTGCCCCCGCCTTGCGTGCGGTGTAGTGTTCGGTTTAGTCCTGTGCGGTGGTCAGTCCGTGCGGGGTCAGTCCCGCCGCCGTGGCTTTCGTCTGTATCTGTCCCACGGTCTTTGCAATCGCCCTTTGCGTTACGCCTAAATAGGTTGCTATTGCCTTGTACCCCTTGCCTTGCATACGCAAGCGGAGTATCTGCGCTTGTCTGTCGGTCAAGTTCAGACTTGCAACAAGCGTTTCATAGTCGGCGGCGGCTTGTCTGTCGGTGGTATAGTTGCCGTTGCAATCGTACCCGCCTAAATCGGTGTACTTGCCCATGCGATAATAGATAGTGTCCAGTCCGTCCGCTGTCATGTCCTCTATGTAGCTGTACCCGTTGCGGGGGTCAGTCTGGACGGCGCGGGAATTTTGGACGGCTTGCCGAACGGCTCTATAAACCTCTTGAATGGGGGTTGTTTCATCGTCCCTATATGCGGCACTTTCATCCGAACGGATATAGACACGGCGGGACAGGCGGCGAACGGTGTACTTGCTGTCAAGCCAACTTTCGCCGTTGGCGTGTTCGGCGGCTTGTTCCAAAATGGCAAGGGCGGCGGTTTGAACAAGGTCTATTCCGTCCGAAAGGGTGGTTGCCATAAGGTCAACAAGGGCGGCGGCGGCGTCCTTGTCCGCCGTGACGGTCACTAAATCGCCGTCGGCGTTGTAGGTTGTGGCGGTTGCGGCGTTGGCGTTGCGGCGGGTGTTGTCCAGCGTGGCAAGGTCAGCGGCAATCCCTCTTTTCAGTGTTACCATAGCGGGATTAAATCCGGTGTTGCTTGCGGTGTCCCGCTGTGCGGCGGTCTTGCGCCGTGGGTCAATGCACTTATTGATGACAGAGTATGCAACGGCGGTTGCAAGGGCGGTCAATTCCTGTGCGGTGTCCTTGCCTTGTGCAAGGGCGGTTTCATAGTTGCGTTTGACGGTTTCAAATGCGCTTGCGGTGGTGGTGTTGGCTTTCGCCTGTGCGGTTGCTTTCGTGTTCGTGTTCATCTTGTGTTTCCTTTCTGCCGTTGGTGTTTTTGGCTTGCGGTGGTGTTGTGGTGTCCCGCTTGCCTTGTTCGGCATGAACAAGTATAGCACCACTTGCATACAATGTCAACACAATTTTTTGACATACACCCATAGCCGCAAGGGGTGTACCCTGCCGCAACCGTCCCCGCCCTGCCTGCCGCCTGTCGTGCCGCCGTTGCCGCCGTGGTGTCTACTTGCCTTTTCGGTGCTATGGCAAGTAGGGGGGTGGTTATGGTCTTTTCAGCCCCCGCCGACAGCGCAAACAGATGTAGTCGGTTCATCTGACCCAAACCATCACTTTTTACTGCAATCCCCACACGCCTTGATTTTACTTGCTTTCTCGGCAAAGAATGTCCAGAGGAACATTGTTGGTTAAGCCCTTTGCGTGGATGCTTGTGAGGAGGATTCAACTTGTCCAAAAGAGAAAAGGGCTTAACTACGCCGCCTGTTATTTATGCTTTTGTTTTTCACTGTTTTCCCTATGTTGTCTACTAATTATACTTACATTCCATAAAGAAATGTGGTATAATATCGGTATAATCAAGATAATTAAATAGACTACATTTTGATTGAGAAAGGAGAGCTACGATGGCTAAGATAATCCACATCGACTTCACACAGGAGGCCAAGCCCTCAACCGTCATCGACATTGCCACCGTCCAGCAGAGCTGCCGTAAGCTCAAGGCTGGCCTCATCGCCCCCGCTGCTGAAGAGGTACATACCGACCTTGCTGTCGAGCACTCCGCCGAGCCAATCAAGAGCATGGACGACATCATCCGCATCTCTCAGTTCCTGATTGGACAGAAGCGATTCAGAGATAATATGCTGTTCATTGTTGGTATCAACTTTGGACTTCGTATCAGTGACCTTCGCTCTCTGCGCTTCACCCACATTATCAATGACGATTGCACCTTCCGTGACCGCTTTCCGGTTCTGGAGAAGAAGACACGAAACACTCGCAAGCGTCAGCGCAACCGCTATATCACCATCAATACAGCAGTTGTAGAAGCTGTGACCCTGTACCTTGAGAACACGCCCGGCGTTCACCTCAGCGACTATATGTTCCGCAGCCAGTCCAATAATGGAGTGAACGAAAACAAGCCTATCAGCAAGCAGGCCGTTGACCTTATGCTTAAGGGTATCGCTAAAGACCTTGGCCTTGGTAATCGTATGGCGACCCATACACTGCGTAAAACCTTCGCCTATCATCAGATGGTGATGAGCGGCAACGACCCCCGCAAGCTGCTGCTTCTCCAGAAGATATTTGGTCACTCCACCGCTGCTCAGACTCTGGACTACATCGGCATCACCAGCGAAGAGATTGATGAAGCCTATCGGAACCTCAACCTCGGCAGCGTCAATCACAACTATCTGGTCGATAGTGACATTGGAGAGACTGAGATTTTGATGGCCTGATGACCATCTGCTGCACCTTGATAATCGCATATCGGATAAACAAGTTAGGACACACCGAGTGTCCTGGCCGTTTTGGAAAGTCCTTGTGACACAGGGCTTTTCGATTCAAAGGTTATAAAGAAGGAGGAGTTTGAAAAAAGAGCATAAAAAAAGCTACTCAAAGCAGGTTACAGGAGCTGCGTTGATAGCGACAGTATAACCAGTCGAGCGGCTTTTTTGTGTCCTAAAATTTTTTGGATGGTTTGGTTAATCAAAAATACGCAGAAAGGATGTGATGACACCACCAAATGAACCAGATAACTATTGTTGACGCCCGTATGGGCAGAGGTAAATCGTCGGCAGCTATTCGTTACATGAACCGGCACAAGGACAACAAGCGGTTTTTGTACATCACCCCATATCTGGACGAGGTCGGGCGTATCTGCGAACGCTGCGACTTTGACCAGCCGGACAGTGACCACATGAGCAAGTCATCTGAGTTGAAGCTCCACCTTCGTCTTGGGCACAATGTCTCCGCAACGCATTCACTGTTTTATCTGATGGATGACGAGGCGCTGAAGCTAATTCGAGAGAAGCACTATTCTCTTATCGTAGATGAAAGCATTCAGGTAATAGAGAGGCTGAACATCACCGATAAGGACTTCGACCTGATTGTAACCCAACTCGCTGAAGTTTTAGAAGACGGATGCATCCAGTGGAAAGATGAGGAGTACACCGGGCGGTTCAGCGATTACAAGGAGATGGCAAACACCCGCTCACTATTCCGGCTGGACAATGCGCTGCTGAACATTCTCAACCCAGAACTACTTCGCTCATTTGACGAGGTATTCATGCTGACCTACCTTTTCAATGGGCAGTACCAGAAAGCCTATCTGGATTATTTCGGGTTTGACTACAGAGTAGTTGGTGTGGAGAGCGACGCCAATGGCTATCGATTCTCTGACAGGCCGGATGAACCGCCGCCCCTGGATTACCACGACCTGATACATATTGTGGACAGCCCGAAACTCAATGCTGTTGGGGACAAGACTTATACCCTGTCCAAGTCATGGTACGACAAACGGGGGTATAACAACGCTGAGATTCGCACGCTGCGAAACGGCATGAAGAAGTTCTTTCAAAGCATTCCGGGCGGAGGGCAGGAGACCCGGCTATGGACTTGCTACAAGAGCGATGTGAACAAGCTGGTAGACAGCAAGACCGGAAGGTTCCGTAAGAACTTTCTGCAGACCAGCGCCAGAGCAACCAACGAGTATAAAGACCGCACTGATGTGGCCTACATGGTCAATCGGTTTGCCGACCCCAACATCATGAAGTTCTTCCATGCCCAGAACATCACTATCGATGCGGATGAATTCGCACTATCCGAGATGTTGCAGTGGATATGGAGAAGTGCCATTCGTGATGACCGCCCTATCAACCTATACATACCGAGCAAGCGCATGAGAGAGCTGCTCATGAATTGGATAGACACGACGAACGGAGGAAAGACGATTGCAGAATAATTACCCCTATACATATGAAGACTCCGATGAGCTGCGGCTCAAGTGTGAGGAGATTTTTGAAAATCCGCTTGAAAACGATGCGGAACTGGAACGACACATAGAGCGTGAGAGGATGCGCTTTTACCGAGAGTGGTTCCAATACACAGCCGAAGATTATGAGTAAGGCTGTATTATTTTTCTTATATCATAGCAATTAAATAAAATACAACTGTGAGGTGAGCGAGTCTGGCAAAACAGTTAGTATGTCAGAAGTATATCTTCAAACTGCATAGCAGCAGACTGCGAAAGGCCAAGTGGAAGCTAACGCTGCCCATAGCGGAAGCGAGGCGGAACGATGAGGTTATTTCGCTTGCAGACAGCCAGGTACTGCGCTGGCTGGATGAGCTGAACGGGATTACCGATGCCGAGGCCAGAGCAAAGGAAATCAAGATGGAGATTCGACGGCTACGCAAAGAGCAGAACAGCGTGCAGAACCGCCGCCGTATCAAGCAGCTTTATGCACAACTGGACACCATCCAATTCAAGCCGGATTATCTGTGCGTTATCATCGACAAAGAGAAAGACTATCACCGTGCCTGCCGTGGTTTCAGCATTAACGGCATCAAGTATCAACGGCTCTTGGGGACAAACGGCGGCGTCAAGAATGAGACGATTGTCTTTGTCAGCGAACGGCACGCAGATGAAATCCGCAGGCGCATCAACAATGGCCGCAATATGGAAAAGGCGATGGTTCCCGCCAAGTTGGAAGCCTACAACGCATTGACCTGTAGCGCATCTATCCCGGTGTCCATGCCGCACGGCATTCTGGTAGTGAGCGACTGTGAGACGGAGTTCCTATCCGATATCATTTACCTGAACGATGAGGGCGACGGAGAACCTGTGATGGAGGAGCGTAAGCAAGCGACCGTACAACTTAAAGAGTCGGACGGGTACGGTTTGATGCTGCCGTCTTTGGCAAGGCGGTGGTCAGAGGAGCTTGAGCTTGACTATCTTGTCAGCGGAGTGAACACCAGATTCTCATGGGAGAAGGGCATGGTATTCACCTTTGACTTTTTGGACTTTGCCAAGAATGTCGCCGGAACTTACATTGTCAAAGACGCATGGGGTAACGATGTGGATGTGCGGAATGTGGAACTGATACTGACAACATCCATGTTGAAGCTGTGGGATGCCTATGATAGCTGCGATGACTATGTGCAGAACTGTCTCAGGAACGGCTATACCTTCGGCGTTGCAAAGACCTGCCCAAGAGAACTGGAAAGTGAAAGAACTCTGAATTACCAATTCATTCAGAGCTATGAGTTGGATGACGCAGATATGGAGCAGCTTATCAAGCCGACAATGGATGAGATAAAGGATGTGCTGTACGCCGATTGGGTAAAGACTGTTCTGTTTCTCAAAGGTGCGGGACTGAACGAAGAGAATGTCGGCTGCATGGAAAACGACTTCATAAAGGCGCTGATGATTGAGCCCCATATTCTCAACGACCCCTATGTGCAGAGCAGCGTCTACCAGATGATAAAGAACCGCATCAACGAGGCTAAGGTTGGCGTGTTGAAGGTACACGGGAATTATTCCATTGTGTCCGGCGACCCCTATTCTCTCTGCCAGCACATTTTTGCCATGCCGGTGACGGGGCTGCTGAAAGCCGGTGAAATCTATAACCAGCACTGGTGCCGACAGGGCACACAGAAGTTGGCTTGCTATCGAGCACCAATGACCTGCCACAATAACATTCGGCTGGTATATCCGAATCATAGCGAAGCGGCAGCCTACTGGTATCAGTATATGACGACCTGCACTATCTTCAATTCGTGGGATACTGCTGCCCATGCTCTGAATGGTATGGATAAAGATGGCGACCTTGTGATGTTGACCGACAACGATGTTCTCGTCCGCAACCTGAAGGAACTTCCTGCGCTGATGTGCGTGCAGCGTAATGCCAAAAAGAAAATCGTCACCGAAGCGGACTTCATTCAGGCGAACATCGACAGCTTTGGTGACGATATCGGGAAGACAACGAACTGGATTACCTCCATGTTTGATGTGCGGGCGCAGTTCAAAAAGGGCAGCAAGGAATACGAGGCGCTTGATTATCGCATCAAGTGCGGACAGCTATTCCAGCAGAACGCCATTGACAAGGCCAAAGGAATTATTGCCAAGCCCATGCCGAGAGAGTGGCATGACCGCCACAGCGTCAACACCATTGAAGACCCAGCCAAGCGACGCTTTTATCAGAAAATCGTAGCAGACAAGAAGCCGTACTTCATGCGCATTATCTACCCTACACTGATGAAGCAGTACAATACATACATAAAGAACACCAACAAGACCGCCATGCGGGAATTCCAAATGACGGTGGACGAATTGCTGGAGCTGCCGCCTGCGGAACTGAGTGACCGGCAGAAGGATTTCCTCCGCTATTACGAGTCCCGGATGCCGGTTGGCAATCACAATTGCGTGATGAACAGAATATGCCGTCGTTTTGAGCAGGAGTTTGACGGGTATCTCGGACGGCACAGTGCAGAGACAGAGTTTGACTACACCGTCATGAAAAGTGGCGCCGCTTATACCCGCTCACAGTATAACGCAATTCTGAAGCTGTATGAGAATTATAACCACCGGCTGCGCAGCTATGCTGTGTTTGCGAACTACGAACGAGTAGACGAGTACGACACCTTCTCCAAAATGATGGAGATGCGCACGGAGTTCGAGCAGGAGTGCAGCAAGGTATGCTCCAATCGGTTCGCCTTGTGCGACATCGTATTGGACATTTGCTACCGGAAGAGCTCGACCAAGCGGTTTGCATGGGAGATGTGCGGAAATGAAATCATCCGCAATCTGCTGAACAAACATGACGGATTGATTTCCTATCCGACCATTGACCCCGCCGGAGAAATCGTGTTTTGCGGGAACCGCTTTACCCTGAAACAAAAGAGACTGGAGGAATTCAATGAGCATTGTTCTTAACGAATATGACTGGGCGGAGAGAATGCTGAACAACCATGACCTCGGCCCAAAGCCCGTGGAGACCCTTAGCCGCATTTCGAGATATTACTATGAGAACCAGTACAGCAAAAAGGAGATTCGACGGTTGCTCGACTCCTTTATGCTGCAGTGCGACCCGTCCGTCTCACTTGTCCAGTGGTCGGACATTCTGGACAAGCTGACAAAGAATGCGGCCAAGTTTCCATTGATTCGGCTGGACGGAGTTGACATCACTGAGAACGAGCTGCGAAAGATTGAGACGCTTGAGGGTAAGCAGCTCCGGCGATTGGCGTTTACTCTGTTGTGCGTTGCAAAGTACTGGGATGCTGCATCCGACAAGAATAACCATTGGGTCAACAGTTCTGACAAGGAGGTTATGCAGATGGCGAATATCAATACCTCTATCAAGCGGCAGAGTTTGATGTTCGCAGAGCTGCGCAGTGCTGGCTTTATTCGGTTTTCCAAAAAGATTGACAACCTAAATGTACAGGTATGTTTTATGGAAAACGGTAAGACAGCGATACATATTCAGGACTTTCGCAATCTCGGCTTTCAGTACATGAAGCATTATGGCGGGCAGTACTTTGAGTGCGAGAACTGCGGCCTGACTGTGAAGATGCAGGAACCCGCTAAAGGCCGCCCGCAGAAGTATTGCCCCAACTGTGCCGTAGAGCTGCACACAAGGCAGATTGTTAATTCAGTAATGCGCCGAAGACAGGCTTTGAAAAACTGAATCTGTTTACAAAAAGTACCCCCGTCAAACCGTTGTGCCACAAGGCAAAAGGGCGTGTTTGATGGGGTGTAGTAATGAATGATAATAGCAAACCTATAAAATAGAAATTTGAAGCAAAGGATGATAGTTCAGTGATTGCAATTACTTTATCTGAAAAAGAGGCCATTTGTGAGAAGTTCCCCCGTGTTCACATTGTGCGCACGATGAAGAGCGACTCGAAACGGCATCATTATTATATGGTCGAAGAAGGCGCACCCATGCGGCTGCTGCGCAGTCTGCGCGGGCAGGAGCGTCCTCGTGACAAGCGAAAGGGAGTGTAAGCCATAGGCACCAATACAGCAAGCTATAAAGAAATGCGCGACATCGTTATGGGAAAGTTGGTTGACCACACCATAGACGATGAGTACGAGGACTTGAGTGAGCGTCTGTTTGGTGAGGGCAACTGCTTCAACTCCAGTGAAGTCCGGAAGCGGATGTACGGGATGCGTACTATCATCGAAGCTATCGAGCGTGATGGCGAGGCTGCCGTATGCGACGAAGAGCAGTTATCTGCATTGGAGGCCAGACGCATTGAACTGCTTAAGGAGCGGCAGAAGTTCTTTGACCAGAGAAATGCATTCAACAAACTGATTCGTGAGCGTTCCCGACAGGAGGAACTTAACGAGATTCTTGTGGAGGCAGTCAGGAACGGAAATTTACCTCGCCTTGCCTATGAGCCGTGCCACATCGAGCCGTCTGACAACGACCTGTTGGTCAGCCTCAATGATATTCACTATGGCGCGGATGTGGACAACCATTGGAATACATACAACTCAAATGTGTGCCGAGAGATGATGTGCCGGTATCTGGATAAGGTCATCGCTATTGGTGAGACTCATGGCAGTGAGAACTGTATCGTCTGGTCAAATGGCGACGCTATCAGCGGGAACATTCATCAGTCTATTGCCATCACCAACAAAGAAAATGTGATTGAGCAAATCAAGGGCGTTTCAGAATTGATTGCAGAGTTTATTGCCGAACTGAGCAAGCATTTCAAGTCTGTGGTGTTTGTTAGTGTGGCGGGTAATCACAGCCGCATTACGCCAAACAAGGATGACGCTTTGCTCAGCGAGCGTTTAGATGACTTGGTCGAGTGGTATCTCGGCGCACGATTACAAAACTTTGAGAATGTAACTATCGGTGCAGCGGAAGGAAGCTCCGTCAAAATCGACAGCACCATGTATCTTATCAATATCCGTGGCAAGACATACTGTGGCGTCCACGGAGATTTTGATGGTTCCGCCAGCAAAGTGCAGGCATTGCAGACAATGGCAAGAACCCCGCTGTACGCTGTGTTGTCCGGGCACTTGCATCATAACAAAATGGATGAAGTGCAGGGCGTTAAAACCATTATGGCAGGAAGCTTTCTCGGTATGGACGACTACTGCGTGCAGAAGCGAATCTATGGGAAAGCGGAACAGATGGTATGCGTCTGCGATGCAGATGGAGTCCGTTGCTCTTACAGCGTTCCTCTTCAATAAACAACCCGCGAGGGCTGTCCGTGATGGGCAGCCCTCTTCTGATTTTGTTGGGCTTCGGCACACCTACTCCGTCTCCGGCGAAGGAACGCAGTACGCCTATTACAAGGCGGGCAACTCGAAGGTAAAGAACAAAGGTGGCTCCGCTCACGGCTGGTGGGAGCGTTCTCCTCGTTCTGGCCACAGCGTTAGTTTCTGTTATGTCGCCAGCGGCGGCGGCGCCAACTATTACAGCGCCAGCAACAGTAGTGGCGTCGCTTTCGGCTTCTGCGTCTAACCCCTCCACCCCGCCGCATTCGCTTTGACGCAGAATATAAGTTTTTTACACGGGGTCGTGGTCAAGCGGCTAAGACACCGCCCTTTCACGGCGGTAACGATGGGTTCGATTCCCTCCGACCTCACCATACTTTGGGAGAGTGGTAGAGCGGTCAATTACAGCAGACTGTAAATCTGCCGCCTTCGGGCTGCGTTGGTTCAAATCCAACCTCTCCCACCATATTGCGGGCAGGACAAGCGGTTAAGTCGCAGGTCTCATAAACCTTGAGGAATCGGTTCAACTCCGGTGCCCGCAACCAGTTTTAATTCTACAGAAAGCGAGGTGGCTTGTATGCCCCGAAAAACAAAGCAAAACGAAATCACAAGCCCTGAGCTTTTAAGTCAGGTCAACCCGGAAAACATCCGGCTAAAGCAGGATTTTATTGCTTATCTGCAGTCTGTGCAGCGCAGTCCGAAGACGATTGCGGGCTACGCAAATGACCTTGATATTTTCTGGGTTTGGAACTTGCAGAACAACGGGAACAAGTTTTTCCCGAAAATCTCCAAGCGCGACTATGCCGCATATCAGCATTGGCTCATCAATGAGAACGGTAATTCTCCCGCTCGTGTGCGGCGTTTGAAGTCTGCAATTTCTTCGCTCTCCAACTATGTGGAGAACATCTTGGATGATGAAGACGAGTTTAAGGGGTTCCGTTCTACCGTAAGGAAGATAGAGAACCCAGCTATGCAGCAGGTGCGAAAGAAAACGGTGTGGAGCGACGAAGCGCTGGACAAGCTGCTTGATGACCTGCTTGCTTCCGGGCAAAACAAAAAGGCCTGTGCCGTGGCTCTCGCTATGTGCAGTGGGCGACGCAAGGCAGAGCTTTGCCGATTCCGGGTTGACGATTTCAAAAATGACAACCTTGTATGCGGCGGGGCGTTGTACAAGACCAGTGAACCGATTCAGACAAAAGGGTTCGGCCTGGGCAAATACATTTACTGCTACACGCTGGCAAAAAAGTTCAAACCATATTTTGATGCATGGATGCGTGAACGGACGGAACTTGGTATTGAAAGTGAGTGGCTGTTTCCTGCTGGAACGACAAGTGAACAAATGAGTGAGACAACGCTCAACAGCTGGGCGAACACCTTTAGCAGGATGACAGGTGAAGATTTTTACTGGCACAGTCTGCGGCATTACTTTACAACGCACCTTTCCAAGCTCGGTTTGCCAGACAATATCATTCAAGACATCATCGGGTGGGAATCTGCTGACATGGTTCGCGTTTATAAAGACCTGAGCGCAGAGGAACAGATTTCGCAGTACTTTGACGAGAATGGTGATATTCGGTCTGACGCACAGAAGTCACTGTCAGACCTGTAACGGAAAGGAAGGCAAGGATGGATATTAAAAGGGTCGATTTAATCCAGCAGCTTGTGGACAGGCATGGCTACACGAAGAAGGCCGCCACAAGCATTGTTGATGATTTTACCAATCTTATTTTGGAAAATCTCGAAGAGGGCAATACAATTTCAATTCACAACTTCGGTTGTTTCGATATTTTGGAACGCAAGGCGCGAAGCTGTCCGAACCCACAGACCGGGGAGAAGGTCGATGTCCCTGCGCACTGGATTCCCCGCTTTTACCCTGGCAACAAAATGCGTATGGCCGTTAAGCTGTGGGAGGGAAATCATAAAAGGGGGCGGATGTAAATGGCAGACACCCCGAGACGCAGAAAACTTGAAAAGACCACAGATGACTCAATGACTCTCCAAACCTCTCAGAAGTTTTACTGCTGCAGATGCGGCACATCGTATAGCCGCAAAAAGGGTTATTTCCCTGTCAGCCACAGTCTGATGTACCGCGGTTCCGGCTATCTCCCTATCTGCAACGACTGTGTAGAGGATATGTATGAACAGTACAGAGCATCTCTCGGCGATGACAAAGAGGCCATGCGTCGGATGTGTATGAAGCTTGACCTGTATTGGAATGAAGATATCTATAACATGGTGGAGCGCACCGCAGGCGTCAATTCCCGTATTCGCAATTATATCGGAAAGACCAACCTGATTCGATATATTGACAAGACCTTTGACGACACTATCGCAGAGGGTACTGCGATGAACTGTCAGCAGCCGGATAATAGCGTCTGTCTTGAACATTTGCAGACTTCGGATGAAATCGAAGAAACACCGGTTGAGCAGAGGCTTGTTGACTTCTGGGGGGCGGGCTTTACATCCGATTTTTATGTAGAGCTTGAGCGACGCTATCAGGACTGGACAAACGGCGTTCCTGTTGTGGAACCGAGTGAACGGTCTCTGTATAAACAGATTTGTATTTTGGAAGCGACAATCAGTCGTGATAGTGCGCAGGGAAAGGCGATTGATAAGAATGTCAACGCTCTCAATACGCTGCTTGGCAGTATGAACTTGAAACCTGCGCAGAAAAAAGAGGGCGCAGATGCGGCGGTCGATGGGACGCCGTTCGGTGTGTGGATTCGGAAGTGGGAAAACACGAAGCCTATTCCCGAACCAGACCCGGAGCTGAAGGATGTGGACGGAATCGTTCGCTACATCACGATTTGGTTCCTGGGACATCTTTGCAAAATGCTTGGCATTAAGAATACATACTGCAAGTTGTACGAAGATGAAATTGCCAAGATGCGTATTGAACGCCCTGAATACGAGGATGAAGATGATGAGGCAATGTTCAACGACATCTTCAGCTCGGACAAAGCGAGTATCGCTGAGTGACACGACAAGAGCGCATTATGAGCGGCGCCGCCGTATGGTGCGCCTATTATCGAGCGAACCCCCATCGGTTTGCAAAGGACTACCTGCATCTGGACTTGCATCTTTTTCAGAAGATATTGCTGGTGATGATGAATGTCTCCACGACATTTGTTTTTATTGCAAGTCGAGGTCTGGGTAAAACATTCTTATCGGCAATCTTCTGCTGTATCCGTTGTATCTTGTACCCCGGTACAAAGATATGCATCGCCTCCGGCACACGGGGTCAGAGTATCAATGTGCTTGAAAAGATACAAACAGAATTGCGGCCATGCTCGCCGGAGCTGTGTAATGAGATTGACGATAAGCAGACCAAGATAAATGCGACCAATGCGCAGATTGTATTTAAGAACGGTTCATTTATTAAGGTCGTTACCGCCAGTGATAATGCACGAGGCAATCGTGCCAACATTCTGCTGATTGATGAGTATCGCATGGTATCCAAGGATATTATCGACACGATTCTCCGTAAGTTCCTGACGAACCCGAGACTTCCCGGATATCTGAACAATCCAGCCTATAAGCACTTGGCGGAGCGCAACAAGACGCTGTATCTTTCATCTGCCTACTTCAAAGACCATTGGTCTTATACCAAAGCTGAGGACAACTGCCGGTTCATGCTGGACGATAAGCGGAAAGACTTCGTGTGTGGATTCCCGTATCAACTGGCAATTCAAGAGGGTCTTCTGTTCAAAGAGGATGTGGCAGACCAGATGTCAGAGTCTGACTTCAGTGAAGTGAAATGGAGTATGGAAATGGACGCCCTTTGGTTTGGCGATACGGACGGTTCGTTCTTTGAGTTCAACTCCATCTCGAAGAACAGGCGCATTAAATATCCCATGCTGCCGGAGCGCATTTCTGTCCTCCTTGGCAACAACAAAATCAAAATCCAGCCAAAGCAACTTGGTGAAAAACGAATCTTGTCTGCTGATATTGCGTTGATGTCCAGCAAGAAGCATAACAACGACGCAACGGCTGTGTTCATCAACCAGATGCTTCCGACCAAATCAGGGAGATACACAAGCAACATCATTTATGGTGACTCCTCAGAGGGGCTTCATACAGAAGACCAGGCGTTGGTTATCCGCAAGCTTTACGACGAGTTCGATTGTGACTATATCGTGCTGGACTGCACCGGGCTTGGACTCGGCGTGTATGATGCTTTGGTTCGAGATATGGTTGACCCGGAAAGCGGTGAAATCTATCCTGCTCTGTCCTGTTGTAACAATCAGGAGATGGCAGACAGATGCACGGTAAAGGGCGCAGATAAAGTCATCTGGGCAATCAAGGGCAATCCTGCGCTGAACTCCGAATGTGCCGTCCTGCTGCGTGAGGGTTTCCGAAGCGGCAAGATACGCCTTCTCGTTACGGAGTATGAGGCGGAAAACATCCTGTCTGAAATCAGAGGATACGCCAGCCTTTCACCCGCTGAAAAGGTCAGGCTGCAGATGCCGTATATCCACACGACCTTGTTGGTTGACGAACTGGTCAAACTACAGCATGACGAGTCCGGTGGACGGGTAAAGATTTTTGAACGGGCAGGTATGCGGAAAGACCGCTATTCCAGCCTTAGCTATAACTACTATGTGGCGGCACAGCTTGAGAGTAAGCTTATCCGCACAAAGGCGGCAGAATTTAACTCCAGTGATTTCTTCATGTTTAAGCCGCCAAAAATAAAATAGAAAGGTGGTGATACCTGAGTGAGCAATTCTGAAAACGGCAAGTCTACCAATATGGAGGGCATGATTGGTATCTCCAGAAAGTTCGCCCTGCTTAATCATCTGATTACAAGGGATTTGAACAATAATACCAATGCGCCTACATTTTCTCTATATAAGAAAGACGACATTTCTACATATCTGACCGACCCGTACCGGTATGAGAAGCAGCTTCGCAAGGCAGTTACTTATATCTATGGGGCGAGTTCCCATTTCCGCAGGCTCATCCAGTATTTCACTGGCCTTTCCGACTTTGCATATGTTGTCTCTCCTTACCACATTGACCCTAAGACCGTCAATATGAAATCAGTCAACCGCAACTACAGAAAGGTTTTGAATACCATGTCTGCAATGAATGTGCGGTCACAGTTTCCTAAGATATTGACGGTGTGTCTGCGCGAGGACACTTTCTACGGAACGCTGTGGGTCACAAGCGACAGCATTACCATCCAGCAGCTTCCGGCTGATTACTGCGCCATCTCGACTATTGAGGGGAATGTACTGAATGTGACATTCGATTTTTCCTATTTTGATGGTCACTCGCAGTATCTGGAGTTTTATCCGACAGAGTTCCAGACCAAGTACAAGGTCTATCAGAAGAACAGACAGCGGAAGTGGCAGGAGCTGGACTCCCCGACCTCATTCGCTATCAAGTGCAACAATGATATTCTGGACTACGCTATTCCTCCGTTCGCAGGCATTCTGCGGGAGGTGTACGACCTCGAAGATTATAAGCAGCTAAAGCTCACCAAGACTACTCTTGAGAACTATGCAATGCTTGTTATGACACTTGGTATCAACGAGGATGGCGAATGGCAGATGGATTTGGACAAGGCCAAAGAGTTTTGGCGCAATCTGGATTCCGTACTGCCGGAGGAAATCGGCAGTGTTCTCTCCCCTATGCCTATCAACAAGATAAGCTTTGAGAAGTCCAATACCGGTGACACGAATACCATCTCTGACGCTGAACAGAATCTCTTTACAGCGGCGGGTGTATCTTCGCTCCTGTTCAACAATGATAAAGCATCCGCAAATGCGTTGCTGCTTTCTATCAAGGCAGACCAAGCGGTTACCTTTGGCATTGTAAAAAGCATTGAGGATATGGTCAACCGCTTCATTCAGTATCAGGGGTACGGAAAGAATTTCAAAATCACATTCCTTGATTGCAGTCCTTTTAACAGGAAAGAACTGGGAGATATGTATCTCAAAGCGTGCCAGTATGGACTTCCCTTTATTTCTATGTATGCAGCATCGCAGGGGTTGTCTCAGAGCGAAGTTGATTGCATGAGTTTTCTTGAAAATGATGTGCTCGGTCTTGCCGAACGGTTTAAGCCGCTGCAGAGTTCTTCTACGCAGAGTTCTTCTGCAAGCACTGCGGCAACCGATGAGGGAGGCGCTCCGCAGAAGGATGCAGGAGGCCTGACCGACTCCGGGGAACAGTCCAGAGAAGACTCTGACGACTGGGGATAATCGGAGGTATGTATATGGAGAATTTCATTTATGTGTTTGACGAAAAAACTCGTGACCAGTTGCTGTCCAGAGGATGTGAAATGATGGGGCAAAATAACGAGAAACATATCTTTGTGTTTTTGAATACAGGCAATCTGAATTTTGAAGACGAGGATATTCGATATGTACTGTCAGACACACTGACATTCTGACCCACGCTTGCATAAAGCGTGGATTTATTTTAGCCAAAGGTGGTGAACTGTGATATGGGCGAGAGAAACATGAGTATCGTGTTCTCTTCCGGGATACGCAATCTTGTTGAACGCAATTCGTCTTTTGACAGCGGCGTTCTCCGTGTAGCGTACACCGGGAAAAACCGCAATAACAGCTTCATCAGCAAGGAAACCTTTGAACGATGTATGCCGAGTATCTATAACTGTCCTATTGTGTGCAACTACGACAGGGAATCAGATACCATCGGGTCACATGATATGGAGCTTGTCTCTGACGATAATGGAATGCGGATTGTGAATATCACGCAGCCGGTAGGTGTGATTCCTGAAAGCGCAAAGTATTGGTGGGAGGAAATTGAAGATGACTCCGGCCTGCACGAATACCTCTGCGTGGATGCGCTTATCTGGAAACGGCAGGAAGCATACCGCAAAATCAAAGACGACGGCATCACGGATGAGTCCATGGAGATTACCGTGAAAGAGGGCGGAATGGTCGATGGCGTATATGTTATCGACCGATTTGAGTTTACTGCCTTCTGCCTCTTGGGTACGGCAAAGCCGTGCTATGAATCAGCATCGCTGGAGATGTTCTCATGTGATGATTTCAAACAGCAGCTTGCAATGATGATGCGAGAATTCAAGGATTCGTTTACTACAGCACAACCCTCGCAAGAGGTTGGCATACACCCACAAAATTATTCGGAAGGAGGAGAAGAGGTATTGGAACAGAAAGTTGCACTGATGGCAGAATTCGGCCTGACTGCCGATATGCTTGACTTCAACATTGAGGAGTTTTCTGTGGAAGAGCTTCGGGCTAAGTTTGAAGAGTTGAAACCCGCCACCGCTGCTCCCGCAGCAGAACCCGAGAAAGGTGCTGAAAACTTCGCCCTGGAGAGCCAGTTCCGTCAGGAGCTGTTTGGCGCTCTGGAGGCAGAAAAGGTTGAGACCTGCTGGGGCATGGATTCTCATTATTGGTTCTGGGACTATGACCGGGATGCGTCTGAAGTGTACGCAACCGATGTCACGGACTGGAATCTTTACGGTTTTCCTTACTCAATGGATGGCGACCATGTGGTCATTGATTTTGCCGGTAAGAAACGCATGAAGCTTGCACTTGTCCCGTTTGACGAGGGCGGGCAGGCTGACCCCATCAGCGGTATGTTTGCAAAGGTTACTGAGAAGTACACCGCAAATGATGCTCAGTGGGCGGAGAAGTACCAGACCGCCTCCGACACGATTTCGTCTATGGAGAACGAGCTTGGCACTTTGCGCCAGTTTAAGACAGACACCGAGAACGCCATTGCCAAGGGCGAGCGGGATGAAGTCTTCGCTCAGTTTGAAGACTTGGTCGGCGTCGAGGCATTTGAAAATCTGCGTGAGCACTGCATGGACTACACGGCAGATGTTTTGGAGGAAAAATGCTACGCAATCCGTGGCAGAAGCGGCGTGACCGCAAAGTTCTCTTATGAACCCAAAGCCCCCAAACTGCCCATCCAGCGAACAGAACCGACGCAGGAGCCTTATGGCGGTGCGTTTGCTGAGTATGGCTTTTCCAAGCCCAATCAGCACAATTAAATAAATAACAAGGAGGAGTCGATTATGGCTTATACAGTTATCCGTACCGATTTGATGAGCGGTACCAAACAGCCTGCTGACCTTGTTTCTCTGCGCTTTTATGGTGCGGACGGTCAGCCCGCCGAGGTTGAAAACGGCGTCATCGTCAAGCTTCGGGGCTATGAAGACGGTGAGCGCGAGGTGATGAAGGCTATCGCTGCTACCGCAAGCGATGACCTGAATGAGTGCGCTATCGTTGCTGGCGTTGAGGTTATGTACGATGAGCGCAAGAAGAACCTCGATGAGTATATCAACGAGGCCGGTAAAGCAGTGCGTGGTTATATCCCCCGCAGCCGCAACATTTTCTCCGTGACCAAAGAGGGTTTTGTGGGCGGTACTGTTCCCACCAAGGGCGCCAAGGTCGGCATTGGTACTGGTGGCAAGATTGATGCTGCTGCTACCGGGCTTGGTGTCTGCGCAGATATCGAGGTCGCCGGTCGTTACACCTACTATGTCATCAAGCTTGGTAAGACCGAGACCGTTGGTGGTTAATTTGAAGGGAGGAGAATAACTATGGCTGAAATGAAAGATATCATCAAGATTGCCGTCGATGCTTATCACGGCAATGTTGAGCAGTATTCCGTTGGTCAGTCTATGGAGCTTTTGCAGAAGGCTCTGATTGAGGCCAATGGCGGCAGCACAACTTTGAATTACAAGAACATCCGTGACGGCAAGTGCAGCGGTCTGTTCACCCTGATTGAGGAAGTCCTCAGTCGCACCGTCGTGGAAGGTCTGCAGGGCGATGAGTATTTTAACGCACTGGTTGACTTCCGCAATGTTGCCGAGGGCGATAAGAACCTCTTTGAGGTGGAGGACAGCACCCTGTTCATCGTATCCGAGGCAGCGGACGGCACTCAGGGCATCCGTCGTCAGCGTCTTGGCGGCTTCAGCGAAGTGTCTATTCCCACTTCACTGAAGGTTGTGAAGATTTACGAAGAACTCAACCGTGTGCTTTCCGGTCGTGTTGACTTTAACCACTTTATCAACAAGGTGGCTGAGTCCTTCCGTCAGAAGCTGCTCAACGATGTGTATGCTCTGTGGAGCAATGCATCTGCGCAGGACTTTGGCGGCGTGACCTATTTCCCCGCTGCCGGTGCTTACGATGAGGACGAGCTGCTCGACCTGATTGCTCATGTCGAGGCTGCTGCCGGCGGCAAGGCTGCTACCATTATCGGCACCAAGAAGGCCATCCGCAACCTGGATGTCACTCCTATGGGTGACAAGGCTAAGGAAGACCTGTACAACATGGGCTATGCCGGTAAGTTCTACGGCACTCCTGTCGTGGTGGCACCCCAGCGTCATAAGGTCGGCTCTACCGACTTCGTGCTGGCAGACGATATGCTGACCATTATCGCCGGTGACGACAAGCCCATCAAGTGCGTGTACGAAGGCGACCCCATTGTTATCATGGGTGAGCCTACCGCCAACGGTGACCTGACTCAGGAGTACCTGTATGGCGAGAAGTACGGCATGGGTATCGTCCTTGCTGGCGGCAACGCCGGTATTGGTCGTTACGAAATCGCCTAACGGACAAACAGCAGACAAAAGCGGGGCTCCTTGTGAGCCCCGCATTATGTATGAAAGGGAGATATTATGTCTAACGAAACAGTAAGCAAGCCCAGAACACGCCGCAGTCCGGCAGAGGGCACAAGCACCGCCGCAGAGCGGCCTGCTGCGGAAGTCTCTGAAACCACAAAAAAGCCTGTGGTGCCGAAGGAGATTGACCCCAATCAGATTATCACTGTTCGCAATGGCTTCCAGGGGCGACTTGTCTATAAGAGCAAGCGCACCGGCGAGCGCTGGAGCTGGGAGTCTTTTGGAGCAGAGCAGGATATGGAGTTGAGCGAACTGAAAAACGCAAGGAACTCCAACAAGAAATATTTCATCAACAACTGGTTCATGTTTGATGAAGACTGGGTTATCGACTATCTCGGCATGAGACAGTATTACAAAAACTCCTTGAACATTCAGGATTTCGACCAGTTGTTCAAGAAGCCCGTTGGCGAGATTGAGGATATTATTTCCAAGCTCTCGGAGGGGCAGCGGAAGTCTGTGGCGTATCGTGCCAAGCAGCTTATCGCAGAGGAGGAAATCGATTCAAACCGGGTGATTAACACATTGGAGAAATGTCTTGGTGTTGAGCTGGTGGAACGATAAAGGAGCGTGACGGCGGATGAGTGTTTCTTATGATGTGTTCACGGGTGCGTTCCTCTCTAAAGTATCAGAATTCGATTTCGTCAATATGCGTGTATTTGAGCGCAACTCATTGATTGACGGTTACATGAAGCGAGCCATCGCAGCTTTCAGAAAAATCTGCAAGTACGACCTTTCGACTACCGGCGATGATGTCATCCGTGAGTTTGATATCGACATTGCCGATGGGGATTTGGATGAGCTGGCGGATATTATTTCCGAAGGTATGCTGGTACAGTGGATGAAACCTTTTACATACAGGCAGGAAAGTCTTGAAAGCGTTTTGAACACAAGAGACTTTACCACCTATTCCCCCGCCGAACTGCTGATGCGGATTGGAAACGCATACAAAGCAGCTCAAAAGGATTTTACGAATATGATGAGGGAGTATTCGTACAACCACGGGGATTTGACGGACTTGCATATATGATGATTCAGACCACGGTAGGCGTGCCGATGGACGCCACGATGCTGAACAACTATTTCCGCACCCTCGTAAATCTTTTCTTTAAGATTCTTCCTATTAAGGAAAGCGGAGAAAGTTCATTGGAAGTTTATATGAGAAGTCTCCAGGCGGAACTGCTTGGGTGTAAGGAGCTTATCGAAGCAATTCACGACGACCCGCTTCTTCTGTCATTGATTGCAATTTTGCAATACCTGATTGATACGCCCGAATGCGAAGTAAGCGTTGTAAAGCGAGAGGTGTTTCGCGCCATTTCGATTTGCAACAAGCTGAAAGCGAGGTACGCCATACAGCAGGAGGTGTCGTAATGAATCCCTGGAGTACTTATCAGGCCAGAATGGCAGCGAACGGCACAAACAAAAGGGATGCCGTAAAGCGTAGAGAGTGTGCCTTTTTGAACGCAAAGCTTCCTTCGAGTCTGTCCTACCACAAGCTGACTATCAATGGGCAGCCACGAGAGTTAGCAGTTATCAATTCGGACAATCTGAATATGAAAACGCTGTGTACAATGCCGGGAGAGGATTTGCCGCACGGCGGCCTTGTGCATTGGATGGACAACTATTGGCTTATCACAGAAAAGGATGCTAACAACGGACTGTACGCCAAAGGCACTATGCAGCAGTGCAATTATCTGTTGCGTTGGGTAGCGGCGGATGGAACGATTGTTGAACGATGGTGTATCATCACCGATGGAACAAAATATCTGACCGGTGAATACGGAGACAACGAATACATTGTCGTTCGCGGTGATTCCAGAGTATCCTTGACGATTGCGAAGGATGAGTACTCCATTCAGTTGAACCGCGAAAGTCGGTTCTTGATTGATGACTACGACACTCATGACATTCTTGCCTATCGTCTGACAAAGCCGTTTAAGCTCGGCGGGAGCTTCAATGGGAGCGGTGTCTTAAATTATGTTCTGACCGAATGCAATACCGAGGACACCGATAACTTTGAACTGCACATTGCCAACTATTACAAGTACTTCCCGAGAGACGGGCAGGACAGTACGCCTGATGAACCCGGCAAAGACGGCGGAGAAACACCGGGCGGTGACACCACCGGCGGAAAGAAGGTGTGGTTCTGATGCAACTTGAAGAGTTTTACGACTATAAGAACCAGCTGATGGATGACCTGCTGACAAACGCAGAAATCATTCGTCTTCTGGACGACAACTACAAAGACAGCGACCAACCGGAGAGGTTTGTATGTTCACAGGTATTCCCCTTTGAATATGTACCGGACACCATTGAGCATGGTCAGACCTTTATCTGCTGTGATGTGGATGTACAAAAGTCGCTGAACAAAACCTTTTTAATTCCTGTCCTGTATGTTTGGGTCTTTACCCATAAAAGCAAGATGAAGCTGCCAAAGGGCGGCGTCAGAGTGGACAGGCTGTGTTCTGAAATCGCCAAAGCGGTAAACGGAAGCAGATACTACGGGCTTGGCGAGATGGATTTATACGCAGTAAAAAGGTTCGCTCCGGTGACGGATTATCAGGGAAAGGTTATGACATTCCAGGCAAAGGATTTCAATCGGGTATCGCCCACAGGCAAGCCCGTTCCATCCAACAGGAAGACCGGATAAATGCGTACAAGAAATATGCTTTATCGGCGTGAGTACGACATCAATGATGCTATTCACATCAAGATTCCAACGGTTGGAGAAATCCTGGAATGTGAAGACGGATACTACAGCATTGTAGCGATGCTGACGGCTATGCCGATTGATATGATGGTTCAGCTTGATGATATCGGAATCGACTTTACCACCATTGATGAATATGACCTTTTCCTTCTTTTGGTCGGCACCCTGAAAGAACAAGATACCTCTCTTGTTTTTGCAGACCTTGATTTGAAGCGATTCCAGACTGCCGTAAACGAGCAGAACGGAAACATTGTGTTGGTCGATGAAGGCTCAGGGGTAGTTATCGACCGGGCTATTCACGCACAGATTGCTGGTGCGCTCAGGAAAATTCACCATCTTGAGAAGGACAATCGTAAACCAGCTAACGGTGAAGCCAAAGAATACATGATTGAACGCGCACGCAAAAAAATGCGCAGACAGCGCAACCGAGAAAACGCTTCTCAACTTGAAGAGCTGATTGTTGCGCTCGTCAATACGGAACAGTATCACTATGGATTTGAGGGGACACGAGAACTCTCAATCTATCAGTTCAATGAAAGCGTGCGACAGATTATCAAGAAAATCGACTATGACAACAAGATGCACGGCATCTATGCTGGCACAGTCAGCGCAAAAGACCTAAGCCAAGACGATTGGAATTGGCTAACCCATAAATAGGAGGAATGTCTATATGAATATCAATGATATCACTATCACCAGCCTTGAGACCATCAATGCTTTTGATATCGTGACAGGCGCCTACAAGTTCACTCTGGATGAGCTGCAGAATGCGACCATTGCACAGACTCAGGAGAAGACCGACATTACCGGTAAGCAGGGGCGCAAGTTGAACTCTCTGAAAAAGAACAAGGCTGTTACCGTCAGCGGCACCAACGGTCTTGTGTCCGGTGGCCTGCTTGAGCTGCAGGTCGGTAGCGAGTTTGAAAATAAGAAGACCACTGTGAAGTGGACGGATTATCTCACTGTCGCCAGCAACGCAGCTGCCACACAGTACAAGGCTGTTGGTACGACCGGCAACGAGATTGAGTCTGTTTATGTTAAGAATGCTGACGGCACTCTTGGCAAGACGCTGACTCAGGGCACCGAAGTCGCTGAGGGTGTGTTCACTTACAATCCTACCAGCAAGGCGCTTGCCTTTAACGAGGGTGAGATTGCCGATGGCACTGAAATTGTCGTGTTCTATATGCGTCAGATTCAGGCCGATGTTCTGGAGAACCTGAGCGACCACTACTCTGGCAAGTGTGCTCTGTACATTGACGCTTTCGCTGAGGATAAGTGTGCCAATGTGTTCCGTATCCAGTTTTATATCCCCAAGGCTGACTTCAACGGCGAGTTCAGCTTCGAGATGGGCGATAACCAGACTGTTCATGCGTTTGAGGCAGAGTCTCTGTCCGGCGCCTGCGGCACCAGCGGTGCTCTGTGGACTTATACCATCTTCGGTGCGAACGCTGAGGATGTTGCCTAAGAAAGTTGGTGACACAGATGGCTTCTGCGGTCAAGAAATGCCGGGTGTGCGGTAAGGAATATGAAGCCTGCCGTAGTGCCAATCGAGCCGCAGGTGTCTTTCGCTGGCAGGAAGTAGCTTGCTCGCCTGAGTGCGGTGCAATCTATCTGCAAAAGATTAACGAATCTCGTGGGATTGTTAATCCGCAGAAGAAGACCAAGCGCAAGAAGTGCGCAGAACCTGTCGTTGAACAGGTGGTCGTTGATGCTGAGCCTATCGGCGAGAAACCTGTGGAAGAGGAATAAGCAACCGGGAGGGTGGAGCAATCCGCCCTCCCTTTTTCTATTAGGAGAGATATGGCGAGAACAAAATTCAATGTTGACAAAGATAAGGACAAACGAACATTCGCAGGAATTGTGTTCGACAGTCAGCTTGAGATGAAATACTTTCGTGATGTGCTTTGTCCCGGAGTGGAAAGCGGCGAGGTAGTTCGATTTGAACTACAGAAAAAATATGAACTGCAACCAAAGTTCACACACGATGGAAAGACGGTGCTGCCAATTACCTATGTGGCAGATTTCTACATAGAGTATGCCGACGGGCATACAGAGGTGATTGATACCAAAGGCTGTCCAGACAGTGTTGCCAAAATCAAACGGAAGCTGTTTTGGCACACATATCCTGATGTGCGCTACCGTTGGATTACCTATGTGAAAAAATGGGGCGGCTGGCTGGACTATGAAACCGTACAGACTTTGCGCAAGGAGCAAAAGCGCAGCAAGAACAAAAAGGAGGACACTGACAATGGCTAATAAAGAGAAGAAGATTTCGATTGCATCTTTTGATAAAGTACTGAAGGAACAGACAGTTCCCGATACAACAGAACACTGGTTTGGTAACGAGGTCGTTATCAAGCACACGATTTCGATTGCACAGATGCTGGCATTTGTGGACAATGTTGTGTCCAGTTGTTTTCATGACGAGGGATATATGCCGGAGGTCAAAGACCTGCTGATTAAAAGCAACCTCTTGACCCGATATGCAAACTTCACGCTCCCTGAAAACCTGGAGCATCAATATTCGCTTATTTACAACACGGATGCCGTAGCGATGGTGAGCCAGCATATCAGTTCTGCTCAGTTTGATGAAATCCTTCGGGCGATTGATGAGAAAATCGACTACATCTGCAACACCAATATCATGGCGATTGAGAAGCAGATGCAGCAGCTTGCGGCGTCCTTTGAGGATGTTTCCAAAAAGACTTCAGAGATGTTCGCCGGTGTAAACGGCAGCGATGTTGCGAAGCTGATTGGCGCTATTGATAAGGGCGGTGTGGATGAGCAGAAGCTTGTACAGGCCTTTCTTGAACAAAGAGAGGATTATAAGGAATGAGCTTGTCAAGCAAGCTGAATGCATGGATTAAGTCTCCGCAGGGGCAAGCCCGTTTGCAGGAGAAGATGGCGGAATACACCAGAGACGGTGTAGAAAAGACTGCCGCCGGAGATTCTATCGTTCCGGAAAAGCGTGGCTGGGAAGCTGCCGCAAAGTTCATACAGGTTCTTCAGATGACGGCTAAAAGCTATGACCTGCCTGAATCTGTGATGAAGCACATTGACGAGATGGACAGCGGAAGCATCATTCGTATTGGAGACGGCTTTGAGGTTCCGTTATATTTTGGCGGCGACCTGCATCGTGATTCTCTTGAGAACGATGCTACGAGTTATGGCGGAATCGACAACATTGTGGCTTTGTTTAACAACGGATACCACGCATCCAACTATGTATATGGTTGGTGGAATGGTCACTCGCCATCCGGAGAGGCTATTGGTCGTGCGCTGCATAATGAAGACTTTGCATGGGTGCGCAGCAAAAAAGAGCGTGAGGCTCTGAAGTTTATCCAGCAGGCAATCAGTGACTTTAACGGGAACTATGGTTCCGACTACAATGTAACTGCGGTTGCCGCAGAGATATATGAACAATAAATTATGAAAGGCTTGGCTTTGTGCCAAGCCTTTTCTTCGTAAAGGACGGTGATGACGATGGCAATGGATGCAGATGTACGGTTACTAATCGGCGTGGCTCGCGGTGGTGCAGACGGTGACAGTGAAGCTCTGATTCGCAAAGAGCTTGCTGAAATCATGAAGAACATCAAGGCTACCGTGACAGTTGACACCAAAACATTTGGTGAGCAGCTGCGTAAGGAACTGGATGCCATTAGCAACAGCGGCAAATTCTATGTCAATTTGTCGAAGATTAAAATCGGTGCCGGTGCCATTACTGATTTCAGGAAACAGTTAAGCGCCGTCATTAACACAATCAACCTTGATAAGGGGACAAGCGTCACCCTTACCGCCGAAAACATCGGCGAAGTCAAGTCAAAACTGAAGGACGCAGGCGACGCAGCAGACGAGGCCGCCCGTAAGGTTGCAGCGTTCAAAGTGCAGATGGAAGCGCTTGGACACCAGAAAACTGTTGTACAGAGAAGTTTGAACGGTCTGGTTGACAGCGGTGTGTCTGAGGGCGATAGCCAGCGTGTAGCATCGTTGGTGGAACAGTATCGCCTGTGGGCGATGAGCGTAGAAACGGTTCGTGCTTCTAAAGAGGCTACAAGCGATGAGTACAGGCTGAGCCTGGAGGCAGAAGGCGCAGCCATCTTGGAGAACATCAACCGGATTTACGCCGAGCGTCAGGCTGCGGAAGAAGCTGCGGCGGCAGAGGCTGCTGCGGCAAGGAGTGCAGAGGCCGCCAACAAAGAGAAGATGGCGACCATTAACGAGGTCATCAGCGCCTATAAGAAAGTTAGCACTTACATTGATAAGAATCCTCGCATTGACGGCACGGAGCTGGAACAGCTCACGCTAATGCGGGAGCAGTTGCTTGGCGTGTGGAACGACAGTAAGAATGCTGCCGATGGTATGACGAGCATGAGCAAGACAGACTTGCGAAAGCTGCTGTCTGACTTTGCCGCACTGGATACCTCTATTACGGAGTCCGGCAAGAAGGGCAATACACTCGTCGGAATCATCTCATCCGCTTATAAGAAGTTCGGCGGATGGATGCTGGTGACGAGAAGCCTGATGGTCATGGTCAACAACTTCAAGCAGATGGTGACCAATGTACGGGCGCTGGATGCGGCCATGACCGAGTTGAAGAAAGTCACCGATGAGACCAGAGCGACCTATGCTCAGTTCTTCAACGAGGCGGCTGTGCGTGCCAAGAGTCTCGGCGCAACGCTGACCGATACGATTACAGCAACAGCGGATTTTGCGAGACTGGGCTACTCCATTAGCGAAGCGGCAGAGTTAGCAGATGCTGCGCTGGTCTACAAGAATGTTGGCGATGGCATCAATGATATTTCCGAGGCATCGGAAAGCGTCATCTCCACTATGAAAGCGTTCGGTATCGAAGCCGCCAATGTGATGACCATTGTTGATAAATTCAACGAGGTTGGCAACCGGTTTGCTATTTCCTCAAAGGGCGTTGGTGACGCATTGGTGCGTTCTGCCTCTGCTCTTGCAGCTGCCGGTAACAGTCTGGATGAGAGTATTGCTCTTGTAACGGCGGCAAACAATGTTGTGCAAGACCCTGAAAAGGTCGGTACAACAATGAAGACCGTTTCCATGTATCTTCGTGCTGCAAAGACTGAGGCGGAAGAAGCCGGTGAAAGCACAGAAGGTATGGCGGAAAGTGTCTCCAAGCTGAGAAAAGAAATCCTTGCGCTGACCAGCGGACGAGTCGATATCCAGCTGGATGAAGATACTTTCAAAAGCACCTATCAGATTTTGAAGGAACTCTCCGAGGTTTGGGGAGACCTTACTGATATTACCAAAGCCAACATCATGGAGATGATTGGCGGCAAGCGAAACAGCAATGTGGTGGCTTCGCTGCTGAACAACTTCGCAGATGCAGAAGCTGTTCTTAAAGTAGCTGTGGACTCTGCCGGTTCTGCCCTCAATGAAAACGAGAAGTATCTCGACTCTATCAATGGCAAAATTGCTCAGTTCCAGGCAGCCTTTGAAAAGCTCTCCGCCTCCTTTGTAAGCTCCGGGCTTGTTAAAGGCGTTGTAGATGGCGGCACAGCCATTCTTGAAACGCTGACCGCAATCATCGATAAGCTGGGCTCATTCCCTGCTTTGATTTCCACAATCACCGCAGCTGTAACTGCGTATAGCGGTGCCAAAGGGAAGAACCTTGGAATCTTTGATGTTGTCGATGGAAAGGTGGGGCTTTCTGGCGGCGCTGCAGACTGGACTGCTTCCGTTAAAAGTATAGCCGAATACAATAAGGCTTTGGGTTCTTCCATACAGGTACAAGAAGCGTTTATCAAGAATCTTGATGGCACTGACGATGCTCTGTCGGGGTATCTGAAGTCGCTGAACGGCGGCAAAGCCTCCATGTCTGGCTACAAGGCATACTGCAAACAGGCTGGTGTGGAGACGAAGGCGTTTGGAGCAAGTTCAAAAGCAGCGGCGATTGGCGTCACTGCGCTTAACACAGCCATCAATATGCTCATCTCGTTGGGAATTGGATTGGTGATTCAGGGAATCATCACAGGTATTACACATCTGATTAACGCCAGCGATGAAGCGATTGAAAAAGCGAACGAACTGACCAATGCGTTCAATGAGTTCCGCCAGACAAACTCTGATAACATCGACAAACTGCAGTCGCTGAAGGAAGAGTTTGAGACACTGTCAGTTGGTGTTTCCCGTTACGGCGAAAATATTTCGTTGACTGCCGATGAGTATGACCGATACAAGCAAATCGTTCAGACGATTGTGGATATCTCTCCTGCTTTGTCAGAGGGGTATAGCATTGAAAATGGTTATCTTGCGGACAAGAACGAACTGATTGAGCGTGCCATTGAACTGCAGGAGCAGCAGTATAAGAGCGAACTCCGGCAGATGACAACCACAGAAAAGCTTTCTGAGGTTATCAAGGGGTATGCAGCATCTTATGACAAGCTGAAAAACGGCGACATTCTGACCACAGATACGGATTTGTCCAACAATATGTGGCGGATGTTCCGTGTCAATGACAGAGATGTGACGCCCGAGTTCGTTGGAAACTCCGGAGACAATAAGAGCCGGTATTTGTCTGAGCAGATTATGAAGGCTCTGGGCGTAACCGATATTGGCAAGGAGCTGGAGAAGTACACAAACGAGTACGGCTATTACCAGTGGGGTGATTTCTGGGATGACTATGCAGACCAGGTCTCTCACAATATCGGAAAGATTGCGGCCTCTATCGACTATACGGAAGTGGGCTTCGAGTCTCTCTCTGATTTTGAAGCTGCTGTTGAAAAGACAAAGAACGCTGCCGTTCGTTATGGCGAAGCACGAGATGGGCTTGAAAAGGCTAATCAGGATGTTGCTGACCAGCTGAAGCTTGTTGCGCAGAACAATGCCGCTTATGACGATTTAAGCACAGAGGCACAAAATATTGTTTCCAATTTCATCGACCGCTTTGGTGTTGATGATGTCACAAAGAAAAACTTCTGGGGAAAGATTGTCCCCGATGAAGATGCTATTACCGATATTAAGGTTCAGATAAACGACTTCATCGACAAGCTGACACCGGAAGTACAGAATGCAATGTCCGGTTTGTTCGACCTGAAGGGGCTGTTCGATGCCGGTGACATCAATGTCGATGAATTCCAGGAAACTGTCAATGCGATTATCAGCGACCTTGAAGCAGCTGGGTTTGATGATGACACCATCAAATACCTCAAGCTCTCATTGGAAACAGATACCGTCGAGCGGCAGCTTGCCGCTGTCAAAGAAGCTATTGGCGGCGTTGGCGGCAAGTATGATGCGCTGTTAGGCGAAATGTCTGCACAGGAGCTGGAAATCGCTTATAACATTATCTCCGAAGAAGGCTCCATGACCTTCGAGGAATTGCAGGAGAAAATCGAATGGCTGAAATATGCCAACGCCGATATGGTGAACACCCTCGATTTCTCCGACATGATATCTGGTTTGGATAGTGCGAAGGATGGCCTTGACAGCATTATCTCTGCGATGGACAGACTGAACTCCGGTACTGCCATGACAAAGCAGCAGCTTGCCAACCTTGCTTTGCAGTACCCCAAGCTTCTGGAGCAGGCAGACCTGTTTGTTGACGGGTCTATCGATGGTCAGAGACAGTTGCTGAACAGCGTTCTTGAGATGAACGAGGCAGAGTATGATGCGCAGCTGGATACCAAGATTGCTGAGCTGAAAGCAACCGAGCAGGTCATCAATGACCAGCTCGCTCTGGAAACCGAAAAGGCTAACATAATTGCCGACATAAAGAACCTGAGCGTCAATGGTCAGGTTCAGCAGGAGGAAGCTCTCCTTCAAAAGATGAATGAGCTGAATGACCTGCAGGGCAGAAACTATGTGGCCGAGAAGAATGGCGAACTGACCGTAAACGAAGAAGCACTGAACAAGAAGTTGGGCGCAGAGGTTGAATATGGCCAGCAGGCAACGGAGAACATCTGGGAACCGTATGCCAATACCATTAAGAGCGCACATACGCAGGGCTTCTCCAAGTCGCTTGAAGCGACCAACAACTACGGTACCAGCCTGTTTAGCAAGATTCGCAATATTGCTTCCAGCGTCTGGGGCGCACTGAGTCAGGCTGTTAAGGACGCTACGACTGGTAACTGGCAGGGCATCTCTCACTATTTCCAGTCAGCAGTATCCGGTGCGGTAGGCGGCACTTCGATTGATGCCGGAGATGTCACCGTCACTTTCGACGGTGCAAATACCTATGTCGGCACAGATACACTGGACGACTGGATTTCAAAGCAGGAGCAGGCGTCTGCACAGCGTATTGCTGCATTGGAGGATTTCAAGCAGCGGACGGTCAACGCCTACAAAAACCTTGAGGCGTTGCGCGGGCTTGACCTGACGAGTATTTATGGTTCTGCTGGTAGTTCTTATGGTAGCAGAAGCGACAGCAGCAGTGGAGGCAGCTCTGATGGTGACAGTGATACCAAAGACAAGATTAAAACAGTCGAAGAATATATCGCTGACATCGATGCCTATTACGAAGCTGAGAAGCGGCTACAGGCCGCACAGGAACGGGCAAACTCTCTGGCGAAAAAGCTGAAGTATGCAGAAGACCCGGCTGAGAAAATTAAGCTGTCCAGCGATTTGATTGATGCCTATAAAGAAGAGATGGCCGCCGAAAAAGATTTGATGGGGCTGAAAAAGAGCACCATCGCATCCAATGTCGGTGCTCTTCGGGCGCTTGGGTTTGAGGTTGAGTATAACAGCGAAACAAATGAGCTGTACATTAAGAACCTTGAACATCTGAATGAGCTTACGGCATCGTCTGCCGGAGAGTACGATACGCTGCAGGAAGCGACAAATGCCCTCCGTAAGGAAACGGAAGACCTGATAGATGTGACGGAACAGCTCAACGATGACAACATCGATGCTGCGGGCTCCATCGAGGATTTGGGTTATCAGGTTCAGGAGACGAAGAACAATATCATCGACTACATCGAGGAGGTCTATAAGAAACAGATAGATGCCTATCAAAAGATTATAGACCTGAGAAAAGAGATGATTGAGTCCGCTAAGGACGAGTTCGACTATGAAGCTGATATTGCCGACAAGGTCAAAGAGATAGCAGACCTGCAGGCCAGAATCGACCAGCTTGCTCTGGATGACAGCAGAAGCGCACAGGCAGAGCGGAATACGCTAATGCAGGAGCTGGAGGAAAAGCAGAAAGACCTTGCAGACACACAGAGAGACCACTCTGTCGAGGCTCAGACCAATGCCTTGGACAAGATGGGCGAAGACTACGAGTCTGATAAAGAGGCGGAATTAGAGCTGCTCAGAAGTACCGTCAATTCTTCCGAAGAACTCTGGACGGCATTTTACCAGACACTTCTTGGGCAGAGCGTATCTGTTGGCGCATCTATCGATGCGGAGATTTCTTCTGCATGGATACGGGCTGCGGAAGCTGTAAGACAATACAGCGATGCAGTGAGCGGCGTAAGCGGCGTTGGCACCGTGGTAAGCAATGTCCCCAAATACCATGATGGCGGCGTTGTTGATGAAGCAAACCTCAGCAAGGATGAAGCTCTTGCTATTTTGCAAAAAGGCGAAGTCGTGCTGAATGATGCTAAGCAGAAGAGCCTGTATCGTATCATCGATTTCCAGGCGGAACTGTCAAAGCGCCTTGGCGTGGTTATCGGTACGCTACCGACAATCTCGGCTCCGTCATCAAGCATCAGAGACACCATGAGTGGATTGACGCAAGACATTATCGGCAGTGCCGCACAGAGTCTCGTGTTTGAACCGCACTTCGAGGTCAACATTACCCATAGTGGTGAAATGGCCGACACGGACGCAAAAGCCTATGGCGAACGGATTGCCGATGTGGCAATTGACAAACTTTACAGCGCATTTGAGCGGCGCGGCATCAACAGTACGCGAGGCTCAAGGCTGAAACCATAAGTAACCCAACGGGGAGATACGGGCAACTGTATCTCCCCTATTTCAGAAAGGAGGTTTTCTCAAAGTATGGTAGTTGATTTCTCAAAGATAGACCTGCGGGAACCGCCAATGCTGATTCTTAAAAATACGACCGATGTACCGATTGGCGTGCTGGGCTATGCCATGAATATCACTGCTGATATTAAATATGATGAAGCCTCTGTGATTGAGTTTAATCTTCCGGCACAGGTGGATGGCGAACCAACCCCGTACTATGATGCGGTCATTGGTATGCGCATTGTTGAACTGCAGAATATCGGCCAGTTTATCCTTGTGAATCCCAAAGAGACCGGCGATGGCGTGAAGAAGATAAAGGCGTGCAAGGGGTATTCCCTTGAGTACGAATTTACTTTCAAAAAGCTTTCACTGGCAAACGCCACCTATAATTTTTGGAACCCTGTTACACCGGACAGTACTCTGCTCGGTATTATCCTTGAGCTGATGCCATCGTGGAGTGTCGGGAGTATTGACAACAATCTTGTTGGAAAATATCGTACCTTTGAAGTTTCTGACGAAAACCTTTATAACTTTATCAAGGGTACGATACAGACTTCATATAACTGCATTTTTGACTTTGATACCTATCATCGCAGAATCAATGTTAAGGATGCTTCTTCTGCGGTTCCGACCAATCCAATTTACATCTCTAACGCCAATCTTGCAAAAGAGATTACGGTCGAAGAGAATACGGAGAGCATCGTCACCCGGTTGGATGTCAACGGTGCCGACGGCGTAAACATTCGTGATGTGAACCCCAGCGGAACCAATCAAATTATCAATCTGGATTACTTCATGAATGCCGACAACTTTAATCAGGCATTGATTGATAAATACTATGCGTGGAAAGAAAGCTACGCAAACTATCAGCTCCCTTACTACAATCTGTCTGTGGAATATGTTTTGCAAATTATGCGTAAAACCACAGAACAGACGGCGTTGGTTGAGTTGGAAAGCGAACGGACGATTTTGGAAAATGAACAGGCAATCATCATCCAGGGTATTGCACGCGACCTTGTTCCACAAAGCAAATTGGATGATGTAAACACCAGAATTGCCGCAAAGCAAGCTGAAATTAACGCCAAGAACGAGGAAATCAAAAGCATCGAAGCGCAGGCCGCATCCATATACAGTGAACTGGTCACGATAAACAAAGCGGCCAATTTCAAATCCTACTTCACGCAGGAAGAGTATTTGCAGCTTGACCGATACTTGAAGGATGATGCCGTATCAGAGAGCAGCTTTGTCGCACAAACAACTGGTTCCTATACCGACGAGGACACAGGCAACCATATTGCCGACAAGTTGATTGGTGTTAGCAACGCCAACATTACTTATGTAACCAATACACGCAATAAGGAAATCTATGATGTCAAGGGCGGCAGAATCAAAGCCGACTTTATTGACGCAGAGGTTATCAGTGCGGCATTTGAAAAAGCGCCAAACAACAGTTTTGTGATGACGGCATACCTCGGTGCAGGAGTAACGGGCGACCGGTCTTTCCCAAAGGGGTGTATCTCTTTGACGGGAACAGTGTCTTCCGTTGCACATGACATGGCGGCAGACACTGAAATCCCTGACCTGTTGGTCGGTACGAAGCTGGACATCACGGTCAGCGAAGGGTATCTATACTTCACGCTGAACACCAGCGAGTATGAGAAGCGTGCTGTCGCATGGGACTTGTTTGAATACGGCAACGAGATTCTAACAAAGGTATCGCAGCCCTCCTACACATTTGGCGTGACAAGCGCAAACTTCTTGTGCCTTGACGATTTCGTGAAGTTCAAGAATAAGCTGCGCCACGGCGAAAAGCTCTATGTCGGCATCAGTGAGGATGAAACGCTGGCACCTATTTGCGTGGGCGTAAAAGTAAGCTTTGATTCGCCTAACGACCTGACGCTGGAGTTTAGCGACACCTACACCTCTGGTGATAGTTCTTTCCTGTTGGCTGATTTGTTGGAGCAAAGCGTCTCAATGGGCAAGAGTGTAGACCTGAACAAGTACAACTACTCTGCGTTTATGGACAGCGGCGCCTCTACAAAGGTCAAAGACTTTATGCAGACGGCACTGGATGTGTCCAAGAATGCCATCATGTCTTCTAAGGAGCAGGCTATCTCGTGGGGCGATTCTGGCATTCGGCTGCGCAAGTGGAGCGACGAAGCTCATACAGAGTATGAACCGAAGCAGGTGTGGCTGAACAACAACAGCATTCTGATGACCAGCAACAACTGGTCAACGGCAGAGCTGGCTATTGGTAACTTCTACGATGAGAACCTCGGTGATTGCTGGGGCATCGTTGCTCCCAATATTGTTGGTACTTTGCTCGCTGGCAGCAACCTTGTTATCGAGAGCGCAAAGCAGGATGGCGGCGTATCAGTGTTTAAGGTAGATGCCGAGGGGTGTGTGTTGCACAACAGCAACTTCAGCATCACCAACGAGAAGAGCAACTCGCATATTCTCTTAGACCCGATGCATGGTCTGATGATTGGTAAGTATCCGCTTATCAACAATAAGGGTGTCGTAGACGACGATAAGAAGCTTTTCTACGCGGATACTAACGGCAACCTGACACTAAAAGGCACCATCTACGCTACAGCCGGTTCTTTTAGTGGCGAAGTCACTGCGCTGAGTGGCTACATCGGCCAGCCGTCACAGGGTTGGACTATTATCAGCGATGCAATTTACAACGGGAAGCCTTCGTTCTCCAGTACCACTTCCGGCATCTATATTGGAACGGACGGCATTTCTCTTGGAACGGCAAGCAACTATATCCGCGCCAATAAGAACGGCTACCTGCTTGCAAACAATGTAAGCATTTCTGGCAAGGTTGAGGCAACCAGTGGTATTATTGGAGGCTGTGAAATCTCCAATGGAACGCTGCAGGTCAGTAATGCAAATATTGTCAGTATCAATGCCAGCAAGATTACGGCAGGCACTATGTCAGCCGATAGAATCAGCGGCGGTACGATTGATGCGACCGATGTGACCATCAAGAATCTGAACGCCAGTAATATTACATCGGGCACTATCAACGGTAATGTCATCAAGGTGACGAATCTGAGCGCAAGCAATATCACTTCTGGCACGCTGAATTGTACCAATGTTACTGTTACCAACCTTCGGGCAGATAGCATTACTGTTGGCAAGCTGACGGCAAGCCAAATATCGGGACTGCCTGCGAGCCAAATTACCTCTGGTCAGTTTAACACGCAGAGAATCCCGGAGCTTAATTGCAGCAAGATTACTTCCGGTACTTTTGACCCAGTGCGTATTCCGAACCTGTCTGCAGATAAGATTACAACGGGCACGCTTTCCGCAAATAGAATCAGAGGCGGCGCCTTATCTGGATGTTCCATCAGCATCGGGAGTTTTAGTGTCAATTCTTCCGGACAAGTGTCATTGGGCTATGTAAGAGATATGTCCATTTATGGGTATTGCCGCACACGAGGCTGGGCTACATATACTGGTATCTCTGACTCAATTCCGTACATGAACAATACGATTGACCAGTGGTTATTGTATGTTGTCAAAGGCATTGTTGTTGGATATTCAAACAATTAAGGAGAGCGATTATGAAAGCAGCCGATTTAATTAAGGAAGTGCGCAGTAGCACACAGCTACTGTGGGATTCCCATATGCGTTATATCGAGTCTGGCGGAGAGGTGGGTATGCCTTGTTTTACGCCAGACATATTGAAGCAAAAGTTAGACCGTACTGACAGAGACATCATTAAACAGGGGTTGGCAAAAGGCGTTTATATTGAGGATGCTGAAGAATATCTTGCCAAACTTGGCTGATTTGTCTCAGTGTGTAAGAAAGGAAAAGAGTATGATTCAAGAAAAGATTAACAGAGCCTATGAGTCTCTGATGAAACTGAACAACTTCAAGCTGCCTGTTAAAAAGGCGTATGCGGTATATAAGCTGGTTCAGGCAGCTGACAGTGCCTATCAGTTTGCGCTCACGGAGGAGCGCAAGTATCTGGACGAGTTCCACGGAACGCTGAAGGAGGACGGGAATATCACATTCCTGACTCCCAGCGACTGCACCGCATTCAAAGCAAAGCTGAATGAGCTGTGCAATATGGAAGTGGACATTGCAATCGAGGTTGTTAAGCTGGACGAAAAAGACCTGGGTGAGCAAACGCTTTCGCCTGCGGACATTTTCAATTTGGAGGGCTTTGTTGACTTTACATAATCGCAAGGAGGTGGACTATGGCGTTTTGGGGAACCGAGTTCATTTTTGATGATATTCCCTGCTCCGAGTTCGGACTCATGGTTTACCACTTCGGTTCAAGCGGACAGGACGATGTGAATTTCCAGAACGGAGAAGTCGTTGAGGATAGGATTCCGGGAAGATACGATGCGCTTACCTATGGGTTAGTGCAGAATCAGTCGTTGGAATATACGCTGGTTTTCGGGGCGAACATGGAGTCTCTTGATGCAAACGCAAATCTGGACAGGTTTGAAGTCGAGGTGATTGCCGCATGGCTCACTGGGCACAGTACAAGAAAATGGCTTGTGATTGTGCAGGATGATATGGAACCGTTTCGGTATAAGTGTACAATTTCAGAACTGAAGCTGATAACCTACGGCGATTTGCCGTGGGCTTTTTCATGCAAGGTAAGCTGCGATTCTCCGTTCGCCTATACTCTACCGGACGAGTACACCTATGCGGTCAGCGGTCAGTCACAGGTTCGCCTGTTTAACCGGAGCAGCTACAACGGCTTCTATAGGCCGAAGCTGGAGATAACCATGTATGGTGGAGACAACATCTCCATCCAGAATCTCTCGGACAACAACCGAACATTTCAATTCAAAGGGCTGCCGGGAGGCCGCTCTTTGACCATATATGTAGACAACAAAAATCAGGTCATCACAAACAGCTTGGATTTGAACCTGTATCCATACTTCAACATGAAGTTCATGCGGCTCGTCAAGGGCGATAACCTGTTGAAGATAACCGGAAATGCCGAGGTGAAATTCATTTGTGAGTTCCCTGTGAACATTGGAGGGTAATGATGATTAACAATGTTTACAGTTTGCCGGAGCTTGACTTTGTCGGCGGCTCTTCTGAGGACTTGGTGTTTCATGTGTATTATGGTAAGACCAATCCGAAGCCGTTTGGATTGACGGGCTGTACGGCAAACTTTTCTATTGTCAACTTTGTGAACAAGAACGGTGCGCCCGTGGTCTCAAAGACTATGACCGTCCGTATGGACGAGGCGGAGACCTTTTACAATATCCTGTTCGTATCACTTGAACCGGATGACACCGTTGATTTGTTTGGAAAGTTTGTGTACCAAATCACGATTAAGGATATTGACAACAATGTGGATATTCCCCAGCAGGGCGTTATCTACATTCATAACAATATCAACAAGGACTTTGCACGAAAATAATCTTTGTTCTTAATCAGAAAACAGGAGGATAACCAGTTATGAATACAACTTACTTCTTAAACCTGGCAGCGGGCAATCTTTTCGGAACCAAAACGACCCCTGAGATTCCCGGTAACTACTACATTGGCCTGAGCACTTCTGCGCCTAATGTCAACGGCACAAATGTGAATGAGCCTTCTACCTCTGCCGGTTATGCCAGAGTGCAGCTGACTACTCTGAGCGAACCTGCATCTGGTGTTGTGACCAACAAGCAGGCAATCAACTTCAACGAGAGTACTGCAGGCTGGGGCACTATTACTCATTTCGTAATCTACGATTCCGACACTGTCGGCAGCGGCAACCTTCTGATGTACGGCGTGTTGTCTACGCCCAGAAGCGTTGAGGCAGCGACTATCATGACCATTAAGGAAGGATATTTGAGCCTGTCTGCCCAGAATCCTGCGTAACAAGGAGCTGATGCAATATGGCAAAGGAGTTTGATATTTATCTGAAAAGGCGCATCACAGAATGTGACCTTATCGTCTACTCCCTTCCATATCGTGACGGTCTCACGGCTACCAACCGTATTATTCTGGAAAGCTGCCTTGAAAGCTATACCTTACAAAAGTTTGTAGCAATGCAGCTTGGCTCTGAGTTGGTCTCACACATCGACAAGATGATTAAGACCTGCTATGAGAGACTGAACTGGGGCACGACAATCGATGCCAGCGCAGCGTTTCAAACGCTCTACACTATGAACCCGGAATCCAGTGTTGTGGAACTGGCCGTTGAAGATATTCCTGCTTTGGAAACGATGTTCGCAGAGGCGGAAAGCCGCATGGTTTTGAATGCGGCTCCGCTTCTTGCGAATATTGCCAAGTCTCTTGGCTATGGACAGACCACCATTGCGTTTGACGGCGGTGTTCGTGACACTTTGAAATGGGGACTGATGTCCCCAAGAGACCGTGTCATACTGGATGCGGCTGTATCTGGAACGCAGGCAGTTGATTACCTCAAGGTGGATGCGCCGATGGTACTGGGAGCAAAAATGGTAAACCTTTGCTACCGTATAACGAGCGCAGCCAGTACGGCCATGGAAATCGCCGCCCTTGTTCTTGGTACAGAGCTGCACTTCTCCTTTGGCCGAGCGTATGGCGGTATGGCCTTTGGTGCAAAAGTGTCCGGTGAGCATATGCAGAAATACGAAATCGCAGAAAACAACCTTCGTATTCTGGCGGATGTTACAGAGTCCATTAGGCAGTTTGTTGGCACAGAAGGAAGTACGGTTTACCTTACCGTGAATGCAAGCACTATTTTGAAGCGTCATAGGTTGCTTGCCGAAATGGATGCAGACGAGCTTTCAGAGTATGACGACATGACGCTGGACGAAGTTGACTTTGTCATTCTATAGCAATGGAGGTGATATGAGTGATTTATATCAAACTGGACGAGAGTATGAATCTCGTTATGACAGTGAATGAGCCGATTTACCGGGGTGACAATCTGAATCAGAAAATCACCTATCTGATTCCACTGCAGGTTGGTGAAGTGGATATGCTGACTGCCACTCCGTATTTGAGCTACATTCGTGCGGACGGTGTGGCTGATATTGTTCGGTTGGAACGAACGGAGGAAAAGTACAAAGAAACCTATTACCAGTATGTCTTTCCTGTGTCCTGCCGATTGAGCAAGTATCCGGGCGAGGTATGCACATGGCTGCAGATTTTTTCCGGAACTCCTTCTAACCCGACAATTGCCAAGAGCGGTGAATGCCTGCTGTATGTGGAAGATTCCAAAAACATGGACGACTATATCTGCGACCATCAGCTTTCTGCTATCTACGCCTTGCAGAAACAGACGGAAACGACAGAAAGCGGCGTGGAGACCATCCGTGTGGAAATGGAGAAAAAGGGCGACAACCTTGTTTACGATTCCGAAAAGAAGGTCTTGCAGATGTCTTCTAACGGCAAGCCGGTCGGCGACCCCATCGATATGAGCGAGATGGTCAATGATGATGAGACAATTCATTTCGGAGAGGAAGACAGCGACCCGTCGGCAGATGCAGATGCGGTCATTTATTTTGGCTAATGGGAGGTGAGATGAGATGGGTGTGAGAGTTGCATACGGCAAGCGGTCAAAGATTACTGATGCGATTGCTGCGGGTGTGATACCAAAGGATAGTTTGATTATCACAAATGACGCAGAGGAATCTGAACTGTATTTCTATGACGCTGCCGGAAAGATGAAACGCATCTCAGAGCGTAAACAGTTCGAGACCATTAGCGAGGCGCAGGCATGGGTAAAGACTTACGACTGCGTGGGACATATCATTTCTGTGCATAACGGCTCTGACTGGGTTCCCTATATCGTTACGAGCGACGGCGCTTTGACCCCTGTGGATTCCGACAGCGGAAGCATTGAGGAAATCAAAATCATCGACGGCGGAACGGCACAGGGTACTGAATAAGACCATTCTGCAAAATAATTTGAAGGAGGATAGTTATGCCTAACAAAACAATGAAGACCAAGATTCAGGTTCGGCGTGACACCACGGCGAATTGGCTGACCAACAAAGATGTTGTGCCTGCCGCAGGCGAGCCCTGTTTCGACCTGGAACTGGGCACGCTCAAGATTGGCGACGGCGTCACCAGCTATGAGAATCTGAAGGAAATCAGCGGCGGACAGGCCGCACATTATGAGGGCGTAAAGGGCGACGGCGAGAGTGATACCGATGTTATCAGTCGTGTGTTGACAGCCGCTGGCGCCGAGGCGCAGAAGGACGATATCTTTGTCGTCAAGGCACTGATTGCCGGTGGTAAGTATTCCTATACTGCCTATGTCTATGATGGCAGCGTGTGGGCTGCTATGGACGGCAACTATAGCGCAGAAAATGTGTACTTCGCCGACGACCTGACCTACACCGCAGCTATCGGTGTTCTGACCGTACCCAGCTCCGGCTCTGGTACGATTGCCGCCTCCGGTAAGAATGTCAAGGATGTGCTGGCTTCTATTCTGGCGAAGGAAAAGAACCCTACCGCTACCCAGCCTGCTGTGACGATTACCTGCAAGCAGATTGCTGCGTATGAGGTCGGTTCCAAAGTAACTCCCGCATATACCGCTTCTCTGAGTGCAGGCAGCTATACATACGGCCCCGAGACCGGCATCACTGCTACCGCATGGAGCGTAACGGATGGCACTGCCACCAAGGATACTGCATCCGGTTCCTTCGATGAGCTGACGGTTGGCGATGCTACCAGCTATGCGATTACCGCTACGGCGACTCACGGTGAGGGCGCTGTTCCTGTGACGAACCTCGGTAATGCGTATGCAGCCGGTAAGATTGCCGCCGGTAACAAGAGCAAGGCAACGGGCAAAATCACCGGTTATCGCAATAGCTTCTACGGTACGCTGGAGGCGAAGGACGGTGAGGTGAACTCCGCGCTGGTTCGTGGTCTGAGCGGCAAGAGCGGTAAGGCTCTGGCGGCTGGCAACAGCTTCAACCTTGCGATTCCTGTCGGTGCAATCCGCGTTGTGTTTGCTTATCCCGCCACGCTGCGTGATGTCAGCTCTGTGCAGGATGTGAACGGCATGAATGCCGAAGTCAAGACCGCTTTCACCAAGAGCGTTGTCTCTGTCGAGGGTGCGAATGGCTATCAGGCGATTGACTACAAGGTGTATGTGATGGATATGGCAAACGCCAATGATACCGCCAACACCTACAAGGTCACAATTTAACATGGAGGTGACGCATAATGGCTGATTTCGGTAAACTGAATTTTGCGGTTTCATTTAATCCGCAGACTGCGTTCCCTCTGGACGCACGGTATTACTTCTCTACCCTGAGTGCTGCTCAGGCTGCCGCCGCTGCCGCTGTTGAAGTCGGCAGTTCGGACGGCGTTTATTTTTATGGTGAGAATGTCTGCGTTGTGACAGATTCCGCCGCAGACCTGTATATCATCCAACCGGATAAGACGCTGAAAGCTGTCGGTACCGTTGTGCTGGGCGATGACAAGTCCATCGAAATTGTTGATGGCAAGGTCACGCTGAAGGGTTTCAACTCTGCTACAGCCGGTCAGCAGCCCCGCATCAATGCGGCAGGCACTGCGCTGGAATGGTACACGCCTGACACCAGCACCGTTTCCGGGTTGGCTGACACGGTTGCAGGCCATACGCAGGACATTCAGAATCTTCAGACCGGTAAGGCCGACAAGGCCACCACGCTGGAAGGTTACGGCATCACGGACGCTATGACCGCCACCGCAATCGCAGAGGCAATCCAGACGGCCATCGCCGCTACCGGCCACGCCAGTTTCAAGAAAGTCAGTGCTGTTCCCACAGCGGCTGAAGCGCAGGATAATGTTCTCTATCTTGTGATGAACGCTGACACCGGCTTCTATGACATCTATGCCAAAGTGGAAAATGAAGTCGTTCGTCTGGACGATGTGAGCGTCAATCTTGATGACTACTCCACCACCGAGCAGATGAACGAGGCGATTGCCACTGCCATTGCCAACAAGGTTGACAAGGTGGATAGCAAGGGTCTTTCCACTGAGGACTTCACGACTGCGCTGAAAGAGAAGCTGGTTGCTCTCCCTGATGACGCAGAAGCGAATTTCGTCAAGAGTGTTTCTGACGAGTTCGCCGTTTCTCAGGAGGGCAAGCTTACTCTCGAAGCCATTGCGCAGAGCAAGGTCACCGGTCTGCCGGATGCGCTGGCGGGCAAGGTCGATAAGGTCGAGGGCAAGGGGCTGAGCACCAATGACTTCACCGATGAAGCGAAGGCCAAGCTCGACGGTGTGGAGGCTGGTGCAAACCAGAACCTGATTGAAATCGTCAAGCTGAACGGTGCTGCTCTGGACATTTCTGAAAAGGCTGTCAACATCCCGGTCGCAGGTGCGACTGCAGGCGTTGTTACCAGCTCCGCTGAGGAGAATAAGGTCGCTGTTGCGGAAGATGGCAGCATGGAGGTCAACAGCTTGAACATGAGTAAGCTGGTGCAGTCCGAGGGCGATACACTGATTCTCGACGGCGGCAACGCTTCTGTGTAATCAAGCACATCGTTAAGGGCGGGAGTTATACGCTCCCGCCCTATCTCTAAAACAATAAAGAAGGGTGAATGATATATATGGCTACAACTACTTTCAATACTCGTATTTCCCTGAAGTATGATACCTATGCCAACTGGGTCGAAAAAGACCCTGTGTTGCTGGCAGGTGAGCTTGCGGTTGTCGTCGTACCTGCTGCTACCGGCGCTGTGGCAAAGGAGCCTGCCATCCTGTTTAAGGCTGGTGACGGTTCCTCTAAGTTCAGCCAGCTGCAGTTCGCCGCCGGTCTGGCTGCCGATGTGTACGACTGGGCAAAGGCTGAGAATAAGCCGACTTATTCCGCCAATGAGATTACCGGCTTGTCTGACTACATCTCCGGCGAGATTCAGGACACTGACACCCAGTACAAGCTGGAGGTCGATGCGGACAATGCCCGCAAATTCCACCTGTATTCTCAGGCAAAGGGCAGCGCTACATGGTCTCTGGCGAGCACTATCACCATCCCCGATGAGACTGTTTACACGCTGGTTGAGGGTGGCGCTAACGGTACTGTTAAGTTCAACGGTGCCGATGTGAAGGTGCATGGTCTGGGCACCGCTGCTTATAAGGATGAGGGCGCTTTCGATGCTGCCGGTACGGCGAGTACGGCGCTGCAGTCTGCCAAGACCTATGCCGACGGTAAGGACGATGCCATTGCTGCGGCCAAGAAGGCCGGTACGGACGCTCAGGCAGATGTGGATGCACTGGAAGAACTGGTTGGTTCTCTGCCCGCCGGTGCGACTGCCACTACCGTTGTGGGCTATGTGGATGAGAAGGTCGGTGCTATTCCTGCGCAGACCGACTACACCGTGACTGTGACTGCTTCCACACCCGAAGGCGTCGCAAAGCGTTACAACATCAAGCAGACTGCAACCAGTCTGGATGTAAACATCGACATTCCGAAGGATATGGTCGTGAAGTCCGGCACTGTGGAGACCAAGGATGCGGCTGGCGCATGGGGCGAGGCTGGCACCTACCTGCATCTGGTTCTTGCCAATGCGACCGAGGATGACATCTACATCAATGTTGACAGCCTGATTGAGTATGTCACTTCTGGTTCCAAAGTGGGCGACCAGATTGTGATTGATGTCAGCGCTGACCATAAGGTGACCGCTACTCTGACAGAAGGCTCCGTGACTCTGTCTCAGCTTCACGCTGATGTGCAGACCGCCATTGGCAAGGCGCACACCCATACGAATAAGACCGAACTGGACAAGATTGCCACCGGCGACAAGGCCAAGTGGGATGGCGCTGTCGAGAAGCAGCATGAGCATTCCAACAAGACCATCCTCGACGGTATCTCTCAGGCGAAGGTCGATGCGTGGGATGGTGCTGTTGAGAAGCAGCACGAACACGCCAATAAAACCGTTCTCGATGGCATCACTGCTGCAAAGGTTTCTGACTGGGACAGCAAGGCCGCTGGCAACCATGAGCATGACATTACCGAGTTGAAGCAGGCCTCCGGTTATATCATCTTCAACTGCGGCAGCGCCACTTTGAACATCTGAGACCCGATAAAATAAGAGCAACCCCGTCGTGTGTCATGCACGGCGGGGATTTTGCTTAAAAGGAGGCTACCTATATGGCTGAATTTAACACACGAATCAGACTCAAACGAGATACGAGCGCAAACTGGACGAACAGCAACCCTGTCATTCTGGATGGGGAAATCATCATTGTTGATACGGCCAGCGGTAGCGTTCGCAGGAAGATTGGCGATGGGACAAAGACCTACTCACAACTCCCGTTTGATGATGAAGACATCTACAATGCGCTTGCAGGGAAGTGTGACGCAAGCGTATTTATCAATACGACATTGACAGCAAGCAATTGGTCAAACAAACAGCAGACACTGGCCGTTGCTGGTCTTGGCACAGAGCAGAATGGTGTGATTGGTATTTCGCAGAGCATTACTGACGAGCAGTTCACCGCTGCTGCGGATGCCTGCCTGTATGTCTGTGCGCAAAGCGCGGGCTCCATTACGGTTGCGGCAAAAGGAACAGTGCCAGAATGTGACATTCCCGTTACTGTGATTCTGCTGTCTTGATGAGAGGAGGCTTTTATGAACACAACAAACTATAACCTCTATCTCGAAGACGACAGTACGACCCGCTTCCTTGACTGGCGGCAGAAGATGAATGGCAGCGATAATTCCAACATGGTAAAAATCGATAATGCCCTTGCCGAGAAGGCGGCTCTCAGCCGTGCGATTACGGCAACGCTTCTTGCAAATCAGTGGAACACGGATGGTGCGGTGTCTACCCAGACCATTACCATTGATGGATTGACGCCCGAGCAAAACGGCGTAATCGGTACGGCGCAGAATCTTACCGGGCTGCAGATTGAAACCGTCCGTGCGGCTGGGCTTTATATCAGCAACCAGGGTGACGGCTTTTTGACGATTGCTTCTGACGGGGAAACGCCGTCGTGTGATATTCCCGTTCTCATTATCTTATTGGGCTAAAGGAGGTCAATTTATATGCCTATTATTTCCAACTTCCCGGGCGGAACTGGCTCCGGCGGTGGCTTGACGCTTGGTGCAGTTTCCGATATCAATGTGCTTGTTGCTTCCGGCAAGACATATGTAAAGTGGACTGACCCCTCTGACATTGTGGTGTCAGGCGCTGCACTTGCAGCATGGGGCGGCACTCAGCTTGTTCGTAAGGCTGGCTCTGCCCCCAAGAGCCGCCGGGACGGCACGGTCGTGCTGGACAGCAAAACACGAGATGCCTACAAGACTTCGTATTTTTGCGACAGCGGTCTTTCCAACGGCGTGACCTATTACTATAAGTTTTTCCCCTACACTACAGCCGGTGCTTACACGGACAGCGAAGAGAATGTATTTAATGCAACTCCCACTGTTCAAGTCACAGGTATTTCAAGCTGGAATGTAACCGGTATGACAGCATCCCAAGAGGCCGGTAATGGGAAGATGACCGTTAAGTGGACTGACCCCGCAGCAACTATCACATCCGATGGCGTTACACTGGCTACCTGGGCGAGTACTACCATCGTGGTAAAGGCTGGCAGTTATGCAACGAGCAAGGATGATGAAGACGCAGCATATACACTGAAGGTCACCACCCGCAACCAGTACGCTTCCACGCCTTTGTCCATTACAGGGTTGACAAACGGAACGACATACTACATCAGTTTCTATCCCGAGACTACGGACGGCGGTATCAACACATCCACCTCTCAGCGAACCACGGGTAAGGCGAATCGTATTACCATTGCTACGGTTCCTTCACAAAGCGGCACGCTGACTTATAACGGAAACAGCCAGTCTCCCACTTGGAGCAACTACAGTGCTACCAAGACTACCATCGGAGGCGCCACATCAGGAACGAACGCTGGTAATTACAATGCCACATTTACTCCGACTGCGGATTATCGTTGGTCAGATGGGAGCACCACGGCAAAAACAGTTGTGTGGTCAATCGGCAAGGCTGCTGGCTCTTTAAGCATTAGCCCTACCTCCATTACGCTGAATGCCTCCAATAGGTCAAAAACGATTACCGTTACGCGGGCTGGTAACGGTGTTGTCAGTGCGAGTTCCAACAATACGGGTGTGGCAAAGGTGACCGTTTCCGGCACGACTGTTACAGTTTCCAGCGTGAATGACACGACTGGCAATGCGACCATTACCATCAGTGTTGCGGCTGGCACAAACCATACCGCACCTGCCAGCAAGACCTGCGCTGTGACTGCATCCTTCAAACCTACGGCTTCCACTGCGGCTACTTCTGGCGTGAATTATACATCCGGTCTTTCTGGCGTAGCAGCATCGGATGTAACGCTGTTTGCTGAGGCAATCTCCAACAACAGTAGCATCACAAATGCGACATCCACGGTGTACATTGATTTCGGCAGCGTTCATCGCAAGGTCAGTGTTGGCGACCAGGTGACGCTTTCTTTGAATGGTACGAATTATGCCTTTGATGTGATTGGCTTTAACCATGATGCACTGACAACATCTACCGCGTATGGCTCTGCTACCAAGACCGGAAAAGCGGGTATCACATTCCAGATGCATGACCTGTTTGCGACGACTTATCAGATGAACAGTAGTAACACCAACAGCGGCGGCTGGAAGAGCAGTGCTATGCGTACCTCGACGATGGCAACCATGAAGGGATATATGCCTGCAGCATGGCAGACGGCCATCAAGCCTGTCAATAAAGTTTCCGGCACTGGCGGCGGTTCTTCAAGCGGTACAGAAACAGTCTCCGACAACTGCTTCCTGCTGGCAGAAATCGAAATCTTCGGTTCCACCACCTACTCCGTCTCCGGCGAAGGAACGCAGTACGCCTATTACAAGGCGGGCAACTCGAAGGTAAAGAACAAAGGTGGCTCCGCTAACGACTGGTGGGAGCGTTCTCCTTATTCTGGCGACAGCGGTTTTTTCTGTTGTGTCTACAGCTCCGGCTCCGCCAGCCGTTGCTTCGCCAGCTTCAGTTGTGGCGTCGCTTTCGGCTTCTGCGTCTAACCCCTCCACCCCGCCGCATTCGCTTTGACGCAGAATGCCCAGTGCGCAAACAAGGGCAGCCCGCTCTCCCCGGTCAGGGGAGACGGCTGCCCGTATGCCGCATTGTATCGGGGTACACCCCTTGCGGTTAGAGGTGTGGGAATCCCATTCGCATAAGTAAACGGAAGAAAAGGAGGAAGGAATGTCCGTATATAAATCAAAGCGCAGTACGAGCGCAATCCAGTATGTCGAGAACGCACGGCAGTTGCAGGTGTTTACCATCAAGAATTGCGTGAAGTTTCCAAAACGATATACCTATATTGTCGTTCAGAAAATTGCAAACCTTGTGGAAGACATTGATACCCATGTACGTGTGGCAGAATCAATGATGCCGACCAATCTGCATGAAGCGCAGCTAAAGCGTGATGAGCTTACTTACACTTTCGGCTTGCTCAACAGCTTAGATGATAAGCTTCAGTTGATGTATGACATCGTTTCGGACAATCCGAATTTCAAGACGGAGTTTAAGTGGTTGCCTAACGCCATGCTTGAATGGGGTCGGCTCATCCAGAAGGAGCGCGACCTTATTACGGGCGTCAAGAAAGCAGACCGGAAACGGTTTAAGGAAAAATTCAAGGAATACGAAGATAACAGTATTCCGGCAGATTAAGTTACTCTAAGGTCAAGTCTCGTCTTGTTGTGTTCTGTGGGCTTTCGGGCTGCTGTGGTGGCTCCGCTAACAACTGGTGGGAGCGTTCTCCTAATTCTGGCGACAGCAATTTTTTCTGTTATGTCTACAGCAACGGCAACGCCAGCCGTTACAACGCCAGCAACAGTTATGGCGTCGCTTTCGGCTTCTGTAGGTCTATAAGTCAGTCAAAGTAACCCTCGTGGCGAAATTTGTACTTCTGCAGAAGGGAGGCTTGTTCCTGTAGCATAGTCAAATATGCTCGAAACAGTGTGTCGATGATATGCACCGGATGACGCTTCTTGCATGGCCGATGAATACGGGAATAGTCGGTTTCATGGTGCGGACTACGCAGTTAGAATTCCCGCCTACAATAAGACTGTACGGCACACCCAATTTTCTTGTATATAAGGGATGAGGTATGAACAGTAAGGAAAGACATGAAATCAGATATCAGCGCAGAGTGGCGGCTCGTCAGGCGAAAAGGATTGCCTACAGCGAAAGCTTTGGCCGCTATGAAGATGTATTTTCCTATGAGCATCTTTATCAGGCAGGTAAGAACTGCTGCAAGGGTGTTATGTGGAAGAACAGCACACAAAGTTATATGAGCCGCATCACCACGAATACCGCCAGCACGCATGATGCATTGCTACGACGGGAATTCAGGAGTCGTGGCTTCCATGACTTTGACCTAATTGAGCGCGGAAAACTACGGCACATTCGGAGCGTTCATATCTCCGAGCGCGTAGTACAGAGATGTCTTTGCGACAATATACTCGTCCCTGTGTTTTCTCACTCATTTGTTTTTGACAACGCCGCAAGTTTGAAAGGCAAAGGCGTTGACTTTGCTATGGACAGACTGGACAGGCACTTGCACAGATTCTATCGAAAGTTTGGCATCGAAGGTGTAGAATCTGGCGGTGTTCTCACAGGCGATTTTTCCGATTTCTTCAACAGTGCGCCGCACGCTATTATCTACAGGGAAGCGGAGCGCAGGATACACGACGGTGATGTGCGCCGTATAGCATGTCAGTTTATGGAAGACTTCGGAGATGTTGGTTTTGGACTTGGCAGTCAGGTGTCACAGATTGATGCTCTGATGGTTGCCAGCCCGCTTGACCACTTCATAAAAGAACAACTACACATCAAATACTACGGAAGGTATATGGATGACTTCTATCTGATACATGAGGACAGAGAATATCTGAAATACTGCATGGAAGAAATCAGAAAGAAGTGCAAGGAATACGGATTTGTTTTGAACGAGAAGAAGACAAAGATAGCGCCGCTGCGCAAGGGAGTCAAATTCTTGAAAACGAAGTTCTTCCTGAATGAAACCGGTGCGGTCATTCGTAAGATGAACCGAAAGTCACCGGTCAAGATGCGGAAGAAACTCAGAATATTCCGAAGGTGGATAGATGAAGGAAGGTTCACTATCACAGATGTAGAAACCGCCTATCAGAGCTGGCGCGGACATATGATTCGTGGAAACAGTACGCTTGTTTTGCGGAAGATGGATGCTTTCTACAACAGTTTATTCAAGAACAAGGAGGATTCAGGACATGGTAAAGTTTCTGAAGAACGGCAGTTTGCTCGCGCTTGTTGAGCAGCCGAACTGGGTCTGCTTGCAAGAGAACGGCGCTTATGGTCTGTGTGACTATGAGAGCGCACAGGGCGTTGCTATCAACGGTATCGTCTATAATCTCGCTGGAAACTCCATTAGTGAGAACGGCGAAGTCGATTTCAAGGAGATTCCCAGCGGTGAGTATATGATGCAGCAGGATAAGGTCGCCGCGCAGAATGCAGCAAATGTGGACTACCTTTCCATGATGACCGGCTATGACCTGCCTATGGAAGAGCAAGCCGAAGCGCAGACTATGAGCGTAGGCGACATTGAGGGTGAAGCTGTCTACGATGATACGGTGGATGACCCGACCTATGTTGCTGCGGAAGAGGAGGAAGGCGTCAATGAATGAGCATAGTGCAAGATTTGAAAAAGTCAAAGGCTATTATGACCGTGGACTTTGGAACCGGCAGATGGTGATGAATGCCGTTGGCAAATGGATTACAGCTGAGGAAGCAGAAGAAATCCTGAGCGGTGGAAATGTGTAAGAAATAAAAAGTGGGAGCCATGCCACATCGGCAGGCTCCCACAATGCATTTACGGCATATAAAACTTGGCTTTTATACAGAAGGTGGTGATTAACATGAGAATGTCCAAAAGAGAGTATCAGCTTAAGATGGCTGAGATTCGCAGGGAAAATGTTCAAAAGCAGTACAAGCAATCACTCCGCGAAGAAAAACGGAAATATGACACCAAGCGCATCGAAACAAGCAAGCTGCTTGCTATTTACCTCTTCGTGTTATTTAACGCCGTAATGATTTATGCGATGGCGGCTATGTGGGTACTTCATGATTTAACCTATCTCGGTGTCCTTATCACCGACATTGCCGCACAGGTTCTCATCTATGCGATTTATTGCCTAAAAGCGTATTGTGCGAAGAAGCAGAGCGAAAATGTGAAGCTGCGTAGAGAACGCTACGCTGGCATATCTGGCGAAGAGAATAACGGGTCGTTGAATGAGATTCTTTCCGCTGGCGCTGATAGCACCGAGCCAGTGCCGTTTACAAACGGTGCAACCGTCAATGTATATGATTACGGTGCCGACAATGGCTCCGTTGGATAACGGACAAAGGAGTGATGTATCGTGGCGTTTAAGATGCGAACCAGCAAACCGGAAGCTGGTAATAAGTATTACATAACCAAAGCAAATGGCGGCTACTCCGACGCCATTAAAGGCAGCCCCACAGATAAGGACTGCGATGTCCTTTCTAACTGTGTAGGGTATGCTTACGGACGATTTAACGAAATTGGCGGGTATGGATACTGCAAGTACCTAAGACCCGTGAATGCAGAGAACTTCATTCAGTATAAGGGAACCTCTCTTAAAACAGGACAGACACCGAAACTTGGCGCCTGCATGGTCTGGCAGAAAGGCGCTACACTGAACGGCTCTGATGGGGCGGGTCATGTTGCTATTGTTGAGAAGGTCGTAAGTGATACGGAGGTCTATACATCCGAAAGCGGATGGGGCAGTTCCAATCCGTTTTGGAACAAGACAAGAACAAAGGGAAACGGTAACTGGGGTCAAGGAGCTGCGTACAAGTTCCTTGGCTTTATTTATAATCCGGCTGTTTCAGATGAGAAACCGGTCACTACCGTTCCCTCGACAAGTGGAGGAAAAATGAAATACAGTTCAACGAATAGACCGTTGGAATGCATGATGACCCAGAGTACTTGCTACAAAGGGACAAGCACCATGACCGTTAAAGGTGTTCTTTGGCACAGCACCGGTGCGAACAATCCGAATTTGCGGCGCTATGTCCAGCCGGATGATAATGCTGCAAACAGAGCAGAGCTTTTGGCACTTCTCGGCAAAAATGGGAACCGAAACGACTGGAACCATATCAACCGTCAGGCTGGCCTGAATTGCTGGATTGGTAAATTGGCGGACGGGACTGTCACTACAGTACAGACTATGCCGTGGAATTATCGCCCGTGGGGCTGCGGCTCTGGCAACAAGGGTTCCTGTAACAATGGTTGGATTCAATTTGAGATTTGTGAAGACGGTTTGAACGATGCTACATATTTCAACAAGGTCTACAAGGAGGCCTGTGAAATTACGGCATACCTTTGCAAAATGTTCAATATTGACCCAAACGGAACAGTGAATATGAATGGTGTATCCGTTCCTACAATTTTATGCCATGCAGACAGTCATGCGCTTGGGCTTGGCTCTAACCACGGTGATGTCAACCACTGGTTCCCGAAGTTTGGTAAGTCTATGGCGACGGCTCGTGCCGATGTCGCTACGCTAATGAAAACCTCTGGTAGCGTTGCACCTACACAGCCGACAAACCCGACCACGCCGACAACCAGCGCATTTAAGGCGGGAGATGTTGTCAAGATTATCGGAACACAGTATTACTCCGGTCAGTCAGTTCCTGGTTGGGTTCGGGCAAAGAACTGGATTGTGCATTCTGTAAGTGGAAATCGTGTTGTTATCAACAAAAGTGAGGACGGTAAAAACTCTATTATGAGTCCGTTCAAGGTCTCTGACCTTGCGCTGGCAAACGTAAAACCGACCACGCCGACAATACCGTCTACTCCGTCCGCTCCTTCTGGTAATACAAACGAGGAAATCATTTGGAACTTCTTGCTTGGCAAGATTGGGAACGAATACGGTGTTGCAGGTATGATGGGCAACCTCTATGCCGAGTCTGGATTACGCCCTGACAACCTACAGAATGCCTATGAGAAGCGGCTTGGATATACAGATGCATCCTATACCGCTGCTGTTGACAATGGCACATACAAAAAGTTTGGGACTGATAGCGCAGGTTACGGCTTGGCACAGTGGACATATCACACAAGAAAGAAAGCACTACTTGCTTTTGCGCAGAGCAAGAAGAAGTCTGTTGGAGATTTGGGTATGCAGCTTGAATTCCTGTACAAGGAATTGAGCGAGAGCTATAAGGGCGTTTTTGCCGATTTGAAATCCGCCAAGACCATTCTTGCCGCATCCAATTCCGTGCTGATGAAATTTGAGCGTCCTGCGAACCAGAGTGCGGGAGTCCAGAATAAGCGTGCGGCATACGGACAGAAGTTCTATGACAAATACGCAGGCAAGACTCCGGTTGTGCCCGAACAGAAACCTTCTGCGGTTCCGTATCGTGTGCGTGTTACGGCGGATGTACTGAACATTCGCAAGGAAGCCGGTACGGGATACGCCGTGGCTGGTCAGATTAAGGGCGGTGGGGTTTATACCATCGTCGAAGAGAAAGCCGGAACTGGCGCCAAATCCTGGGGAAAGCTTAAAAGCGGCGCTGGATGGATTTCTCTTGATTATACAAGCAGAGTATAACACTCTGCCAGAAAAAGAAATGGAGGTACGATTATGGATTGGTTGGAGATTCTGAAGTACATCGCAGCAATCGCTTCCGGTCTGGCCGCCGCCATTCCTCTCGTTATTCAGCTTGTGAAATACATCAAGCAGGCTGTCAAGGAGAAGAACTGGGGCGTCGTTCTGGAGAAGGTTATGAAGCTGATGGAGACTGCCGAGACTAAGTTCAAAGACGGTGCAGAACGAAAAGAGTGGGTTCTGGCGATGCTCAAGGCGAGCGCAGATGGCATTAACTACGACATTGATTATGACGCAATTGCCGACATGATTGATAGTCTGTGCGACATGAGCAAGGTAATTAACCCTGCCACACCCGCAAATAAGGTTACTGCCAAGAAGGAAGAGGGGAAGTAACTTTATTCAGGAGGTGCTCATATGACTGACCAGGAGACTGTTATGCTCATTGAGACGGAACAGAGATGTAAGTCCAATACGCATAGAATTGATAATCTGGAAAATGAGCTGAAGGAAATCCAAAGCGAGCAGAAAGCCATCTACAAGATTGCTACTTCTGTTGAGCTTATTGCACAGCGTGTCAGCAACATTGAAACGAAGGTGGACGACACAAACAGTAAAGTCGATGCACAGGCGAAAGCTTGGCAGGAAACCGAGCGTAAGTTGTCGGAAAAGGTCAATGAGGCTGAGAACAAACCGTACAAACAGATTGCCAGCAATGTGAACTCTATCAAAGTTGCAGTTATCACCTGTATCTGCACTTTGCTTGTGAGTGGTATCATCGGTGCAATCGTCATGTTTGGCAAATAATTATCCGAGGATATTTTGTGGGTGTGAATATTCTCAGTTGAGGAAATGTGCGAAAATAAATTAGGGCAGGTTCGGAAATTACTCCGTTCCTGCCCTATTTTTTTTGCGCTATTTATTTGTGAGGTCAAAGTGTGCGTTTGCTTTTAGGTTGTTTAACTGTCCATTATAAATTCAGCTTTTGAATGTTCACTTATAACAGCGTTGTTTAATCTAAACAGCGGTCTTATAAACGAACATTTCTATGTATGCGCCTCGGATTGAGTAGTTTCACGAGGCTTAAAAGATGTTGTATGTTGATTGTATAGCTAAAGCAAAACAATCAGACTACCACATCAGATTTTCCATGCAATTTTAATTTTGCCGTGTCCAACATGAATAGATTCAATCAGGGTATCTACCACGGTTAATTTATCGTCGATAGATATATCGTTCCATTTGCTCATGTAATCGCTGATGACGCCGATGTTTTGTCTGTCATACATTTCGGCTGACATTTGAGCGATTTTTTCTTTTACCGTTTTCTTTTCTTCGTCGAGTGCATCAATGCGCTCATTGATATATTCCATTGTCGCTGTGCTTGCAGATACGATTTTGTCTATAAGCGTGGCGATTTCTTTTTCGATTTCTTCTGCACGGATTTTCAGCTTGGTAAGCTCAATGGGGTCTCCGTGCTTTTCCTTGTAAGAAAGCTTGTTGAACTCTTTAAGTTTGCGGGACATTTCATCAAAGACAATGTCCTCGATTCCGCTGGCCTGTATTGCGCCTACGCCGTCGCAGGATGCGGAAACATACTTGCTGTTGCAGATGTAGTACCTTGCGTCTGCACTGCGTTTACGGGGATAGGATTTCAGGGAGAGGGCGTGCCCACAATCAATGCACTTGATTTTACCGGCAAGCCATGTGTTCTTTGCTTTCACAGGCTTAGCTATCTGGCGCACATTCAGGCACTTGCGCCTGCACCGAATCCATGTATCAGCATCGATGCATCCTGCGTGCGGAGCAAGAACGAGGACATGACCGTCAAGAGAAATGCTCTTGCGTTTGGCCGCTTTGTTCCCTGTGTACAGATAAGCTCCATTTGTTCCAATGAACTGAGAGATGTCGTTGATGATTTCGGTTCCTTGCCCGTGGAAGAATTCATAAATCGAAGCGTCTGCTTTAGCGTACACAGGATTTGTAATAATATCTCGGATGCGCATACGGCTGAAGTTTTTACCGTTAGGATTTTTAATTCCATTCTGGCTGAGGTAGCGCACCACATCGGCAAAGGAAACCTGCGGCATAGCATACAGAAAAAAGATAAGCTGCACGACCTGTATCTGCTCTGGAATGGGTTTATACATACAGGTTTTGATGCCCTCCATAACGGTGTTTTCCAGTTCAAACCCATAAGGGACTCTGCCGCCCATGTAGAAGCCTTTTCTACTGCGTGAGCGGTATGCATCCATGACACGCTGTTGAATCGTTTCGCGCTCAAGCTGGGCGAATACCATGACTATCATCAGCATTGCTTTGCCAATAGGTGTTGAGGTGTCAAATCGTTCTGTAATAGACACGAACTCAACGCCGTACTTCTGCAGCTCACTGATAACATTTGCAAAGTCAAGAACGGAACGGCTGATTCGGTCAAGGCGGTACACAATAATTCGCCTTGCGCCGCCAGCACGAACGGCGGCCATCATATCTTGAAAGTCAGGACGCTCTGTATTTTTACCGCTGTACCCTTTATCTCGAAATACTCTGTGCGGATTATTCCCTACCTCCCGCAGGCACAACTCGATTTGGCTTTCAATAGAGATGCTGTCTTCTTTATCAACAGACTGTCTTGCGTAAATAAAATCTTCCATCGGTATCCTCCGTCTTATTTCTTTTTCGGTGTGTATTTGCTAAAGACGGTGTACAGGGTTTTTTCAATTTCATTTTTCTGTTCCTGTCGGTCGTCTTTATGTATAACTGGCGTGAGGTTGATGATGGTATAAATATCGCCGTCATATACGGCGTTGACTTTTTCTTCGGTATATTTTTTTGCAGCTATGATAACCAACCTCCTTGTTGGCGTAAAAAATAATGGGGCTGGCTTATTATCACCAGCCCCATCTCTACATGAAGTACTCAGGGTCTTAATCCTTTTTCTGTTTGAAGCGACAGCTGAAGCATATCGCCACGCTTGTTGTCACCAATGTTACCAATGCAACAAACAAAGCATTTAACGGTGCATCTCCTGTCTTCGGGATGGTAATGTTTTTGATAGCATCTGCGTCGTTATACCATTTGGATGTTGCGGTTTGCTTGCATATCATCCCAAAGTTCTGAATTAACACATCGTTGCTCATGCAAACCTTACCATTGTAGACATCTTCCGGTGTCATATTGAGCGCAGTCAACTCTTTTGTCAGTTCCAAAATGTTGCCATCAAAATGCACATCTGTTACTACTCCGGACACTGACCGTGTAAACACCAATTTACCGATTGTAACGGTATCACCACTGATGGTAATTGGCATATTGTTATAATGTAGCTCCTGAAGTGATGTTTTTTCTTCGATGCTATATGTGAGCATCGGACGGCTTCCGGTAACAAGAGCTGCATACAAGCCGTTGTCCAGGTTTGTTGGTGCGGCCATATCGGTCACAATAAGTTTGCCGGGGTCTACCTTTTGATTGTCGGCATTGTACACCTCAATACTGTAGTAGGCGTATTCACCTTTGCGTGCAGTAGTATTCGGGTTTACCCGGAAGCTATTGCCGACATCGCCGGGAATCAACTCGTATTTTACGATGTTGATTGTGTATGTCTTGCATGGTTCTGAGGTGGAAGTCCAAGAGAGGGCATAAACGGAAGTTGTACCAAATACAAGTACAACAACCAGAAGCAGTGAGAAAATTCGTTTCATAGTCTTTTCCCTTTCTATGTATATTTCTTCGGTCGTGAGACGCTGTCTCTACCGAAAACTATTGAACGAAATCATTACACTGCAATGCAGGGTTTCATTATGATTTGCTGTCTGTAGAGCCCATACCGCCGTTTCTGACGCCTGTTGCATCGTCGGAGTATGTTACCCCATAAGGGATGAAAATCGCCTGTAGGAAGCCGCTACCGGCCTCTACGGTAAGTGTTTTGCCTGTATGATTGTCGTTCGTGATTTTAGCGAAGATGTGCCCCTCGTTATCTGAGTAGTAATAGTCGCTGTCAATCACGCCCATCGTGTTGTCCAGTTGCAGGCGGTACTTGAAGCCAAGGCTGCTGCGAGGCAGACAGCCAAGCCACCAGCCCTCATCGACCTTAACCCGAATGCCGGTGGGGATTTTGATGGTATCACCGGCGTCCAGTGAGAAGGAGAACGGCGCCTTGAAGTCATAACCGGCAGAGCCGGATGTGGCTCTGGACGGAAGCTGGAGAGCTTCCCATGACTTCTTGATGTTTTCTTGCAGAGCAGGAGTCATTTCCTGCCCTTTATAAAATTCATCTTTGATAGCTTCGTAGTACTGCTCGAAGCTGACTTTTTCAAACTCACCGACTCTGTTCATTCTTCAACCTCCTGCGTGTAACCAAGTGCGTCCATGTCTGCCTGGAAAAGCTCCCAGAACCCATCAATTCGAGGGTCTTCAATAGACTCAACAAGACCGGTGCGAAGCAGTGCCAGACACGCAATGCCTTTGGGTGTCAGCTGATATACGGCATCATCATCGTCTTCATCCGCCTCTGCACCGTCGCAGCATTCGCAATCAAGGTCGCAGTCGTCTTCGGGGTAAGGGGTTTCTGTGACGCTCTGGCTTTTGATTTTGCCGTCTTCATCGTACTCGGTATATGTAGTAATGATTTTCTTAGTCATGTAGTTCCTCCTGCATGGATTTGATAATGTTGTCAATGATGTGAGCGACGCTGACGAAGTCTTCGGCGGTATAGCCCTTAGTCGTCATAGCTGCCGTTCCGATACGAACGCCGGAAGTCTGCTGCGGAGAACGAGTTTCATTGGGAACACAGTTCTTATTAAGGGTAATGCCATGCTTGTCCAATTCGTCCTGTACCGCTTTGCCGGTCAACCCTGTTTCCGTCAGGTCAAGCAGGAACAGATGATTGTCTGTACCACCTGTAACGACCTTGTAGCCCATCGAAATAAATGCATCGCACATCGCCTTACAGTTACGCACAACGGCGTGGATGTAGTTCTTGAACTTGTCTGTGCAAGCCTCCTCAGCTGTTACCGCTTTACCGGCGATGATATGCTGCAGCGCCCCGCCCTGACAGCAGGGGAAGACTGCGCTGTCGATGCGCTTGGCAAGCTCCGGTTTGCAGAAAATCAAACCGCCCCTTGTGCCTCGCAGAGTTTTGTGTGTCGTGGTAGTAATGATGTCAGCAAGCCCGAATGGGGACGGATGGTCGCCAGCTGCTACAAGTCCTGCGATATGTGCCATATCCACCAGCATATAGCACTCGTTTCCTGTCTGCCCTCTATAGCAGTCGATAACATTTCTGAAGGTGTCAAAGTACAGGGTACGGCTATATGCCGAAGCCCCAATGACTACAAGCTTTGGATTGAACTTATAAAGCTTGTCGATGAAATCGTTTGTATCAATCCACCCGGATTTGTTTGCTCCATAGTGGATGAAATTGAAAATCTTACCACTGATATTCACCGGAGAGCCGTGGGACAAATGCCCGCCGTTATCAAGGCTCATAGAAAGAATAGTATCTCCGGGTTTCAGTACGGACAAATATGCCGCAATATTTGCATTCGTGCCGCTGTGCGGCTGCACATTGACATGATAGTTAGTCTGGAACACCTTCTGCCACATTTCGCAGCAATATTCCTCCAGCTCGTCTACATACTGGCATCCGCCATAGTATCTGCCACGGCTTCCTGAGCGATGCGTAGCGGGGTATCCCTCTGAATACTTGTTGGTCAGGCAGGAACCGACTGCTCGCATGATGTTTTCACTTACGAAGTTCTCGCTGGCTATCAGTTCGATAGTCGTATCCTGTCGGTGCTGTTCTTTTGCAATAAGGCCAAATACTTTTGACTCCAATGAGTACCTCCCAGTTATTCACCACAGTTTGGACAAACCATTCTTCCCTCTGGAATTACTGCACCACAGCAAATGCAGCGGTCTACATTTTCAGCGGCGGGCTTATCCTTAATCTTGATGTACAGTCCGCAATGACAGGTTCCTTCCTCCATCTCACGGAACTCTTTGCACATACACTTGGTATCTTCGCTTCTCACAATAGCGCACGGACAAAACCCATTGTTGTCTTTAAGTGCCTTGCGCATATGAGCGACGAAGTCTTTGTCAGGATTGATGTTGATTTGCATATTTGTTGTTCCTCCAGAACGGCCAGAATACATTGGCCGCATACTGATTGTCCGAGGCAAGCTCTACGCCAAGCACAGGGTCAAAACGGTGTGGCTTGTTCGGGATATAGCGTCCGAACTTTACGAAGACATTTTCGTAAAGAGAAAGGGTATGAAGCTGGTCTGGGATTTCTTCGGGATAATAACCGGTATAGATGACGACATCATCTTCGCAGTCATAGGTGTCACGAAACAAATCCAGGAATGTGAGAAGTTCCTCAAACTGTTCCATCGGTTCAAGCCCACCGAAGACAACCGCTTTGGTGAGGGGATTTGTCAAATACCGATGGCAGAGCTCATCATCGTCAATCGTAATGGGGGTGCAAGAGCGCCACCCATCATTTTGACAAACAGAGAGAGGAATACCAGCTTCGATACAGCACTTGCCCCCACAGGAAATCGTGCCAATGAACATGGCCGGTTTCTTATAATTGGTGAAGTCCTCATCAACTACCGTCTTTACCCTCATTCGCTCATTGCCTCCGCGTAGGTGTACCACTGTCTTGTGTTGAACTCGCGGAAACGGTCTTTGGAATAAGCGCGTGACGGGACAAGATAGCCAACGATGCGCTGATATGTATCGAATACAGGTTCACCGCACACCGGACAATGGTCTGTGCCTACGAAACCGTGATGATGCTTGCATTCGTTGATGCGGGTGTTAAATGCAAAGTAGATAACGCCTGACTGTGCAATCTTGTTGAGCATCTCCCATGCCATATCCGTATTGGGGAAATTCGACTCCAGATTGATGTGGGCGATACTACCGCCGGAACACTTCTCATCCAGAATGGAGCACAGCCGCAGTTTTTCCTGTATGGTGCATTTGGCCGACAGAGGAATCCACTGATTGGAGTAAATGAATTTATCGTTGTGGTCGTACAGGACATTGTCTTTCTGACACAGGATAACAGCGGCACGCTCTGCAGGAACGCTTTCGATATTGAATGAGTACTCCTCGGTGAAGTTGTCCTTAACTTCGTTGAGCACCTCAAAGATTTTGCTTGCGAAAGTGACGCCATCATCGGTATAGCTGATATAACCGAATTCGTCTGTCTTGGTATAACCGAAAGCTTCGATTACCTCATACAGGCCGAGGATGCCCATCGTGCAGTACTGCTTGTCCATCTCTACTGCACCATCCTGATAGTTGGGCAGTAAACCCTTTTCGATGTTCCGGTGAATAATATGCCGCACGGTATCAAGAGTTTTACAGCACAGAAGCGCACGCTTTTTAAGAAGAGCCAGATACTTTTTCTCATCGCATTCCGTTTCCAGCGCAATCCGCATCAGGTTGATGGTATTGACCTTGACAGAACCGATAGAAAGTGCCGTGCCGCCGATGGAGTTGATGAACGCATTAAGCTTTGAGGTATCTGACAGCAGACGGCAGCAGTTGGAAAGCGTATTCACATCACCGCTGATGAAGAAGTTACTGTCGTTCCATGTGGTATTGTGGTCGCTGCACCATCTGGCAAAGTTCTCGTCCACAAACTTTCCGTCACGGTACAGAAGACTATAAGTCAGTACCGGGAAGGTGAACATATTCTCGCTTCGGATTTGTGAAACGACCTCCATGAAGAGTTTCTGGTGCTCAATCAGCTCTTCCACACAATCAATGACATAGCTGCCGTCCGGATACTGTACGCCGCCAAACAGAGCCTCGATATAATTACGGTCAAAGATGGATACATTGACAAAGGCAGTCTGGTCGATGCGCATGAACGGCTGATTGAGGCGGTAGATAAACTTCTGGAAGCACTGTTTAATGTAATACTCTGGGTCTTTGATGATGTGACCGCTTTCGCAGTCTTTTTTCCAGAAGTAATATGTCCAAATCAGGACATTGGGGATGCCCACAGCGCCGGAACTGCGATTGCTCATGTAGCTGATATACTCGATTACATCATCCATGAAGGTGGTGAGGTGTTTTGGCGCCTGATTGTTATAGTTTTTCAAGAAGAAAAGCCCTTCTGTCGCCAATCTGGACAGGTCATAGGCATAGCAATACGGCAAATAGGTGGAAGTTGAGGCATCGTGCAGATAAAAACCGCCGTTATACTCTGTTTCCAGCCATTCTTTTGCCGTGCGGAGATTGTACCTCTTCTTCATCTCATAGAAAATCTTGTTGAAAGCGAACAGCTTGTCGTGGGATTTCCCTTTTTCATTCAAGAGACTGCGGATATCCTTATTCGAGGCGTTGGCGTTGGCATCAATGGTCACATCGGCCACATTTTTATCAATAAAACCATCGATGAAATCTGAGAAGTTCAACTGGGTTTCATGGAAACCATTGAGAAACTCAAAATCCTCACCATATCGCTCATTGAGAGCTGCCATCGCTTTTTCAAAGTCCCGGTTCATTTTGAGTGGAATGTTCATGTACTCTTGTCCTCCTTCTTTTAGTATTGATTAACCCATTGGTTTGCTGTTTGGAAGTCAAGAAGTTCTCCATTCACACTAAGAACAGGAACTTGTACGATTCCGAGTGACAGCATTTCGTCCACAGAGCCGTTTTCTGTGTACGCAATACCCTTTTCTTCTAATTTATGCTTGAGCACCTTACACTTGGGACAACCGGTTGAATAGAGAATGATTTTCAATGCGGTTTCGACCTCCTTTAAGCATTAAGGCAAGCCGCTGATACGGCTTTAGCTGGATATGCAGGACTTCTTCGGCGAAAGCAGCGGGGTCATCCTGCCATTTTGATATGGAATCTGCACAGGCGAGTGCTTGAATAGCGGAATAAGTCTCACTCCACGAGCTGACACGGTACATTCCGTTTTTATCTGCGTCATAATTGCGGTTGTGTGGGGCTGTCATGAGGATTTTGAAGTAATCTCCGCCCTCCAGATTGTGAATACCGTCATCTACCAGCACATCTCCCTTGATAAGCTGTTTATGGGCTGTGATGATGACATCGTTCCATGTCAGGAATGGGAAGTAGTGGAACAACACCTGCTCCATTTTGGCCGCCAGGGTCTGGTAGTTTGATGTGGTCACAATCAGCACAGTATGTCCATCTGCAATTAGTTTTTGCAGCGCCTCTGACGCGCCTTCCATTGGTTTAACCCAGCTCCAAAAGGCATCCTCAAACAAAGGGGCATATACTTGCTCTTTTGTAAGGGTAGGAAATGCCTTTGAAATATCCCAATCGGTAATATCCGAAAGGTTGGTACTGGTTTGATGCCGTGCGTTCAGGTAGGCGACCCAAGCTTCAGCGAGGTTCTCGATAGTATCATCCATATCAACAAGAATTGTCAGATGACGCATATCACACCCCCTTACAGCTCATCGAATGTTGTCTGGTGAAAGCCTGTGTAATCTGTGAGCCATGCAATGACACGCTCTTGCAGGTCTTTCAGTGTGCCATCGTTGATAATCCAGTAGTCCGGCGTTGTGCTGTCAAGTGCGGTTTCTGACGGATGTGCCTGCTGCTCTTTGGACAGCGGACTTGTGAAGTTCTTTCTCACGATACGCAAATGAACCATATCAAGTCCGGCGCTCTTAATGCGGTCAATCTCGTTGGGGAATCGGCAGTCGGGGATGAGCAGATAATCCCATGCATCAGGGAAGAGTTCTGCCATTGAGATAATGAAATCGACCCAGAAATCAGGCTTCTGCGTGCGGATAACATCTGTTCCAACATACTGTAGAATGTGGCGTCCGGCATCATCCTTCTGGCCGTTCCATCCAAAAAACTGCTTGCATATGTATTTGAGCAGGTCTGCATAATGAGCGACCTGTACCTTATAGCCGTCTGCCTCCAATGCAGATTTCAGAAACCCGGCTGTTGTATCCTTCCCGTGCTGCGCCTTGCCTGAGATAGCGATAATTTCCACGGCATTAGCCTCCTTTTTTCTTTGTTGTGCACTGGCAGAAACAATCGATAGCCTGCCGTACATTGATGGAGTCCTCCGGCGGCCTCCACATATGTTCCTTGCCATAATAGATTTCCCTTACTTTGCAGTATGCTGCGACAACCGGCTTGTCCGGGTCATCAACTTGGTGCTCACATATGATAGCAACCGCACTCTTCCCAACAGTTGTGAAGTCATCCACCATTCTTTCAATGGCAAGCCTTTGTCCATAAGGGACAGCGGCGCCACGGTGCTTAACTTCAAGGATTATGTATTCACGATTACGCAGCTCAATCAACCCATCGATGTCAGTTGGGTAGATGCCACCATCAAGCTCCAGACCTTTGAAGTCGATAAGCTGGCGCATCTTTTTAGGGTTTCGTATTTTGCTTTTCATAGCATCACTCTTTGTGCGGCATCTTACCGCAGGACTTTTTCTCTTTGCAGAAGCCCATATACTCACACTTTGGCATGAAGTAGTGGTCAACCAGATACGCCCACTCTTCCGAATACGCACGAAGAGCATTACACACATCGTCAAAAAGCTTTCGATACTCATGATAAGCACGAGAGCACATCCGCTGATGGGACATATCCATGAGGTTTCTGGCGTTGTGTTTACACACGATACGGGTGGTCATTCCCAACGGCAACAGCAGTGCCGTATCCTCACGGGGAATACCGAACGCATCCAGCGCGGTAAGCGCATTTTGGAGAATCGTCATGACTTTCTTGTACCCGGCTGACGCCGCTTCGTCCTTTTCAATGCTGGGCGGTACGACATAATCAAAGCCATGTTCGTAGTCGATATATCTCGTACTTGCCTGCAATCTTGTAGGTGAACCGCCAATGTGGGTGTACCACTCACGAATAACTCGTGCGGAGTAGCCATCAAGAATCATATAGGCATCGGGGAACTCGAAAGTTCTTCCGTGTTCACTCTCAAGGCAGTCAATGCCTCGACGATAGTTTTTCTTCTGGTCGGAAATATCGGCGCCCCAGCAGACACCGGCCTCCGTTCCAATCATGGTGATTGGCTCTTTACAGGTGAACTCCTGCACAATTACCTTACCCATTGGTACCCTCCTTTTACGCCTGCTGCAGGTTCTGCTTGATGGCGAATCCATCAAGAAATTCATCCATTGCCCTGGTGTCTCCGGCAGACAGTTCCGCATCTTCTTTGGCACGCCTCTTCTTTCTTTTGCCACCACCCGTGAGCATATCGAATACGCTGTGGTTGACCTCTGCTGCATCTATATGGAAAGTAACCGTAGGGTTGTAATCCCATGCAACCGGATTCGTCCAATATTGCTGCCAGTTTCCCCCGGTTGCGGTTGTCGTGGTAGTAGTTGTTTCAAACGGATTATAGTAGACCGTATAGGGGTTTACGGTAGCAGTTGCAGTAGCGGCTTGCGCAGTGGCGACACGCATGGTCTCAGCCGCAATATTTCCGGCGTCGATAGCTACTGCGTCCAGTCTGGTAGTGCGGATATGTGCATCAAAGCGGACGGTCATGCCTGTATCTGTGAACTGAACAGGGTCACGACTGGCAAGCCGGAACACTCGGTTCTCTTCATTGACAACAATGATGTCGTCAAGTGCCATGTCTGGATGATAGGTCATCCCAAGAACCGCAGGCGAGACCATCGTGCGTTCAGTCGGCTCGTTGATAAGCGCAATACGATAGCCATAAAGGAAGCCGTAGTGGTCGCCGTCTCTGTTGGCGTGAATGTCTGCGGTAGCAAGAAGCTCTCGATAAAAATCCGCTGTCATAATGAGGACGATTTCGTCTTGCGTACAATAAGTCCTCACACGCTCTGCCTCTTGCAGGGCATTATCAATGTATCTCTGAAATTCTGCTCTATCCATTCTCAGCTTACCTCCTCAATGGGTGACACGGTACACATGGCAACGACCTTGTCGAAGCAGTCACAGCAGAACTGGAGATGAACCTTGTCGCCGTCATGGACACTGCCATAACCGATTCTTGTATGTATTGTGAAGTTCTCCTGCCGGTCAAAGAAATCAAGCTCTTTGCCGCAGAGATTGCAGACCTGTTTGTCCTGCAAAATTTGCACCTCCATGCTTATAAAATCCATGTTTTATATGTAATCAAAAAACCTGCTGATACGCTGTCAGCGTGTAATACTCGCCGTCTCTCTCATAGCCTTTGCAGTAGATGATGTCGCCCTCTTTGACAGGCTCTTTATCAAAGACTCTGTTGAAAACAGTGAACCGGCTCTCCTTGCCGCTGCCGATAGATTTTGTGAACAAGCTATACCCGAACTGCTTGTTGTCACGCTTACGGTACAGCGGCTTGATATCCGTGATGTAGAGTTTGCGCCGGTCGGCCTCGTTGCCGGACACATAGCCGATGTAGCCCATAACATCATAGAAGTTGCGCACCTTGATAAGGTCGCTCAAATCATCCATTCCTGCGGCTTTGATGACGGTTTCCGCCTCTCGCAAGATAGATGCGATATCAAGAAGCGTATAGCTCTTTGCGATGCCGCCCGACTTGGTCACGCCCACCGCATATCGCTTTACGATTTCCTCCAACGGCGTTCCATCCACATCGCTTTTCCGTATCTGCTTGGCTTGCCCTTTCTTAAACATCTCGGAAAACAGACTTGTCATGCGGAGAAGTTCACGCTGATTACCAAAGTCAGAGAAGAAATCAAGCTTGATGAGGATATCAAGCTGTCTGGAGTTGATACTGGTCTTTTCGTCCAAATCCTTGAGTAAGTCCATGAAGTAAGAGTATTTGTTTCTGGCAAGGTCATAGAGTTCATCGGCAAGGTTGGCACTCATATACTTGATGGAGGTAAGCCCCTTTGCGATGATTCTTTTTTCTCGGTCGAAGAAATACTCGCCTCTGGACAATCCCCATTTTGGTAGTGTGACACGAATACCGACACTGGTTGCGTAGTTGGTAATGGCGGCAGTCTTATCCATGTTGTCGCCAAAGATATTGAGCGCAGCCGTAAGGAACTCCAATGGGTAGTAGTAACGCAAATACCCGCATATATACCCAATGGATGAATAGGCATCAGAATGGTTCCACGAGAAGCCATAGGCGGAAGCATCCAGGATGATTTGCAGGAAGGGCTTGATGATTTTCTCGCATTGTTCCGAAGTCATGCTGTATTGTTCCGAACAATAGGCAACGAATCGTTCTTCAATTTCAGGGAGCAATGTCTCAGTGCCCTTTTTCTTTGCGATAGCACGGCGCACATTATCAGACTCTGCAGCAGAATAGCCGCAGAACTTGACGAGAAACTGCATGATAGTCTCCTGCATGGCGATGCGTCCAGCTTCGGGGGAAAGAAACTCATTCAGTGCATCAAAACCGTTATCGTAAAACTCGCCCTTCGCAACGCTGTCACGAAAACTGGCGCAGGCAGGGCGGAGAAGCCCATTGCCAAAGGACATCCATTTCAACATGGAGAAGTTCGGAATTTTGGAGCGAGCCGTTTCCAGTGTGCTGTCTGACATAAACTGCCGGAGGTAGTGCTGTGCGCTGTCCGACTCCCATTGGAAGATAAGCGTTGTATCATCACGGATGCTTTTCCATACGCTCATATCTTCCATATCTGTGTTGTCGGGGGTAAGCCGCTCAATGCCGAGAGTTTTACAAGTCTCATTGATGACACCAATATTATCAAGCCCCAGGATATCCAGCTTGACATACATCAAGTCGTCCAGCTCTTTCATGTTAATCATGGAGACCGGATACTCAGATGTAGATACGCTGCAGAGGCCTACGGTCTGCTCAATGGGCAGGTCGCTGATAAGCACACCGCTTGGGTGGGTTCCGATGGAAACGATAGTGCCGTTGACAATATCCACATATCGGAAAACCTCCGGATACTTTTTGCGAACTGCCTCTTCATGCGTCTCGACTTCTTTGCAGATGTGGTTGGAAACCTGAATATAGTTGATGTCCTGACGGTCTTTGTAGAGGGCTCGGCACACATCTCGAACAGCTCCCTTCAACGCAATGGTGTTAAAGGTAATGATTTCTGCGGAACGGATGCTTGGCAGGTTCATCTTGTCGCGAAGCAAGAACCGCTTGACCGTATCTCTATCTTTACCGGAGTAGTCCGTATCAATATCTGCGTTGGTTACACGGGAGGGGTTCATAAAGCGGAAGAAGTTCAACCCAAACCGCAGACTGTCCATTTGCGTAATGCCAAGCAGATAGGCAATCATACTGCCGGACACGGAGCCTCTCCCGTAACCGCATTGGATGCCGTTTCCCTTTTCCCATTCCCGCAGATATGTTTGCAGGAGCATAAAGTCAATAGACTTTGTCGCCTTGTAGACATCAAACTCCTCTTCAACAACGCGCTCCAGCTCCTCTTTGCTATGGTTCTTCAGTGCATAGGGGTGCGTCTCCATAGCAGACTGGACTTTTTCTCGGAAAGTCTTTTCCGGCTCTGCGTAAATATGAGGATACTTGGTTCCTCTATCCAACTCAAAAGGTTCCACCATATTTGCCAGCAGGTTTGTGTTTTCAATGGCCTGCATATACTCGGCTTCCGGTAACGAACCTTGTGCTCGATAGGCTGCGACCAGTTCATCATAAGTTTTGAACTTCAAGTCCCAACGCTCTTCGCCGTCGAAGAAAATGTTTTTGGACGCCTGTAAGATACTGCGACCTTTCTCGTGCTCTTCATTCAAAACATGAGTATCTGTTCCAGCTATCAGCGGAATGGTGAGTTTCTGACTTAACGCAAGCAGCTTTTTGTTATAGGAAATCTGTTTTTCATCCATGTGATGTCCTACTTCCAGAAAACAGCGATGCCGGTTGCGAGTCAAAAAATCAAGGTAAACCCGCTGTACCTGCTCATCGCCTTTCCCAAGCACACCACCGACACAAGCGGTAGTGACAAGGATGTTATCCGATGTATGGAACAACTCGTCAAAAGTAATGCGGGGAACATAGTAGAAATGGTTGTCTTTCCTACAAAAACTGTTAGACACAAGACTGTTCAACTCCAAAAAACCATTGTAGTTTTTAGCGAGAAGAACGCAGTGATAGTTGTCTCTGATTTTTTCTGTAAGCGTTGTGGTGAGATAGCACTCAACGGCATGGATATACTTCATCCCAGCTGCTTCAATCGCACTTTTCTTGTGCCACCACTCAAAAACAGAACCGTGTTCGGAGAAGCCCATCGCACTCATGCCGCATTCTTTGGCTTTTACAATGTACTCTCCGTATTTTGTGACCGAATCAATATTGGTAACGCCATTTGACAGGTCACTATGTAGATGATAGACGGTGTATTGCCCACTCATCGCCACGACAGCCTCCCTTCGTAGAGCTTTTTCCAAGTTTCTTGGCCTCTATCGACAGGACTGTCCTTTTCACCAAGTAAATTATCCTTATCCCAAAGATATTGCACATTGACAAACTGCTTTAACCGCTTGATATTGTGGTCATCTCGGATGCAGACATCCTTATCAAGGGCAAAAACTACACGACAGCCAAGTGCTGCCAGCAATTTCATCTGATTTGGATTCAGATGCGAGGTCAAAATCGCCCCGGTATTATGAATTCCGTAAGTATCGGCAAGTAGAACGGATTTGCAGCCCTCAAACAAGATGATTTCCCCTTTCTGGAGGATAGCATCTCTGTTTTCTGCAAGACCATAGATGGTTTTCAACTCACCCCACGACATGAAATAGGTGTATTTACGCAAACCCTTCTCTTTCCAGTGCGGGTCGAGGGTTCGCCCACCGATATTGACGATTCTTCCATCTGGATTTCGTATTGGATAGACAAGCCGGTCGGAAAAACTGTCATAGTACACCGAGAACTTGTCTATGGACGCACGGGAAATGCCTTCATGTTCCCAAACAGCCAGCTTATCGTCTCGTTTCTCATACCGTTCCATGTAATCATCTGGCAGCACTGTCCCTTTGGCCTTTCTTGCTGTGTTATGGGGTGGCGCAAACCGTTTTGCCACCTCTGTAGCTGCAAGACGCTTCCTTGAACTTACTTTGCCGTTAAATCCGCTGTATTTTTTCAGCTTTTCTACAGCTTCTGCCATACTGCACTTATCATAGTACCGAATAAATGTCAGCACATTGCCGCCGATACCGGAGGAGAAATCAAAAAACGAATTTGTTTCTTTGCGAACGGAGAAAGACGGCGTGTTCTCATCTTTAAGAGGCGACAGTGCCCAGTATTCTCCGTTTTTCTCCGTGAAATCCGTGTATTGGGAAATGTAATCCAGAATATCGACCGACTCTATCAGTTCAGACAGCTCCAAACCGTCTCCTCCTTTCGCATTTTATTTAATTGTGATGACGGATTAAAATGGTGTCTGTGGAATATGCTGCTTGGCCTGTTCATAAAGAATGTGATTGCCGTCAAACAACAAGTCTATGTATTCATCCTGTGTCATCTGCATACCGTTACGGTTGACCGTGACACGCAGCTTTTTATTGCCGCATTCTGCGCCGTCTGCTTCGATTTCCTCCGGAGTTTTGTCGGAAATCATGGCAATAGTCGAAGCGTTTCGTGCAATCTTTGCGCTGTCGGCAAGTTTGCCTGTGATAGTCGCCTGTGCCGCACCGATACCGGCAATATTCATCTCTCCGCAGATTTGATTCTTTACCATATCCACGAAACGGCCAAGTTCCTGATAGCTATCGAAGGCGTCGCCCTCGCCTTTGCCTTTGAAGTAGTCCACGATAAGAACATCCAGACCCTGAGTGTGCTTGACCTTGTTGACAGCGGTATAAATGCTCTGCTGGTCGAACATAGGGATATAAATATGGGTGAACTTACGGGTTTTGAGCCACTCTTTTGCTGCCAGAATCCGCTGTTCCTCTTCCTCGCTGTAGTTACCGGAGGTGAGGCGCTTATACTCGATGCCCGACAGGTGAGCGAGAATACGAGAGGTAAAAAGCCGTGTGTTCAACTCGCTGTCCAAATACAGTACAGCGTAATCCTGCTTGAGCAAATCGACTGCACAGTTCAGCAGCATCATACTTTTGCCTTGCTTCTGTTCAGCACCGAAGATGAACAGTTCTCCACGCTCAATGGTGGCGTAATCATTCAATGCGGGAAACTTGAAGGGAATTCCTGCGTAACCGGCTCCCTGACGACCTTTGATTTCCTCCCAGCATTTATCGACCACATCTTTATAGGCGGGAACATCATTGGTTGTAGAAAACTCCATCATCACATCGTCGAGCATCTTATAGATTTTCTGTTCGATGTTCTCAGCGGAGGGCTGCGTACACAGCTTTTGGCATTCCTTTAATTGCTGGTATGTATCTCTGCGAAACGCTGCGTCCATCACATTATTTACGAGAAGCTTATACTCCTCGACCGTATTTCGGCTGATGTTTTCACTGTTTTCCATGAGCGTATATAGCTGGTCGATGCTCAGCTCATCCGCAAAACGCCGGGTAGCTTCTTTAGCGGTCAACGCCTGAATAATATTGTACGGGTCAATGCGTTCAATGCCATCTCTTGCAAGAGAACAAATTGCCTGATAGATATAGCGGTTCTCTTCGTTTGTGAAATGGTTTGGCAGTAGCTGCTCAGAGTAATATGAAAAATCAGGATGGTGAATCAGCGTGGCGATAATACCCGCTTCACTTTCGACCCGCGCCATATCTTCATTTGCCAGCATTTCTCATCACCTCTTCTTCATCAACTGATAGTACTCGCACTCATTCTGCATTTCACAGAGGTGGGTACACTTGAAAAACTCACATGACGGTTTGAAATCTGACTCTTGCCGTATCTCGGAAATCATTTCTGCAAGCCACTGTTTTGCGCCTTCGTAGTCCTTATCCGAGAACGGTTCTTCGATGAAGGTATCGGTGCGGAAACAGTTGAAGCAAAGCTTGCGGGGTCGAACGCCGTATTCCTCCTCGACCGCAGCCGAATAGAGGTATAACTGCTTAAGGTAAGCATCCAGCTCCTCGTCCGTTTTGGTCGGTTTCTCCCGCTTACTTCGAGGATTCAAAACTCTGGATTTGTTATCCACCACATAGAGGGAACCATCCAACTCTCCAAGAAAATCAATGTAGCCAATGAAGGGGATTCCATTCACCTTGAAATCCACCTTCTTTTCAATGGCTACAGGTCGATACGGAAACGGGTGGATGTTCCGCAAATATTGAAGACCACCAGTGAAGTAGTTTCCGAAGACCGTCTTATTGGGCGCCCTACCGACAACCTCCTTCTTGAAATCCCGCAGGTAAATGTCTGTCAACTGACGCGGAGATTTTCCTTCCTTGAAATAGGTTTCAATCAGCTTGTGCATGAATGTGCCATAGCTTGCGAAAAACATTTCTTTGCCGTGGATATGCCGGATGTACTTCAGATAAAATCGATACGGACAATCTACGAAAGCTTTGATACGGGAGTAGCTCCAGACCATATCGTCAATGAGCGGTGCGTAATTGATTTCTCCCATAGGCCGCCACCTTTAGAAAGGCAGGCGGTTGTCGTCGATTTCACCCTCATCAACTGTGGGCTGCGGCTCTGTACTGCTGTCACAAGGTTCCTCTCCGTCAAGCTCGAAGGAGAACATTTTGAAGTTGGTATATGTAACCTTTTTCTCTTTGTCGTACTTGGTCGTCACATCTACATCGCCGAGTTTGATGCGGTTGCCCTCTTTCAAACCGGCAGCTTTCTTTGCTGCCGCCGTTCCGATGGCAAGGACGAAACCGGAAAAATCCTGTTCATACTCGCCGGACTGTTTGTTCTTTCGACTGATGGACATACGAACCTTCGTGCTGGTGTCGCTCATCGGCGTTACTTCCCAGACTTTTGCATAAGCACCTGTGCGAAAACCCATGTGTTACTCCTCCTTAATACTGAATGTCTCTTTGAAATCTGCCAGCAATTTACCGGCAAGAGCTGACTCGGTGATGGCAAAATAGTTGCCGCCCTTTGCGTACTTGGACACAAACTTTTTCACATCCTCCGCCTTATCTTTATTGGACTCAAGGAAGTGCTTGACTGTCTCGTCAAAACTCTGGATGATACCTTCCGCAATCATCTTATCCTCAGCCGCCTCAGCAGCACGCTGCTTGCTGCGGAAATTATCGGGGTCGTCATCCGGCGTTGCGATGTTGAAATACTTGAGAAGAAAGTACCGACTTGAGTAAGTCAATCCGGAACCAAATGCCTGTGAGGCATCGCTCTGCTGTCCAACAAGAGCCCAACTGACATCGATGCGCTCTTCGGGATTGTCGTTGTTGACCCAAGACCATGTCATATCGGCGCTTACCAAAATCTCGTTGCTATTTTCTTCGTAAAACTCGCCCTTTCCGGTCGTCTTGGTTTTCTTATATGTATAGGGTTCTACCCTTGTAGTTCCAGACTGAATACTGGGAACCAGTGACAGGTGATACTTGTCCATAAAAACCGAGATTTTTGCGAGAATTTCATCTTCGGTGACATACTTGTAGCCGTAGCCGCTTTTGTTTTTCCGGATGACCTCGACTTGTTTTCTGACCTTAGCAAGCTTTTGATAAATGTTGCCTGTCTGCTCTGACATAAATAACCTTCTTTCCTTTTATTCGCCGCAAAGATAAGTAGCTTCCATATCGGCAAGATGCAGCAGAACAGCAAGCTTACTCCGCTCGAAAATTTTGCCGATAAAAGCGTTCCCGCCCTTTACTGCTGTGTCCCAACCGCCCATATGAGCGCGGATAGCGAGGATTTCCTCCGGCTCAAGATGCATGAAGTTCTGAATAAGGATGACAGACTTGTCTGCGTGCTCTCCGCAAGGGAACTTCTCATCGATTTCATAGACCTCTTTCTTGTACCACTGGCCGGTCTCCTCATCCTTGACATTGCGAAAGCCTTTCTTGTAGAAGTTGACCTTGCAAATGTCGTGAAGCAGCGAAACAACTGCGACAGTTTCTTCGGGGTAGCTGTTCTGCAATCCGGCGTTTACCAAGCCTCTCTTTAAGCAGTCATACACATTCAGGGAATGCTGAAGAAGCCCACCTTCATGGCAGCCGTGGAACTTTGTGGATGCTGGTGCAACGAAGAAGTCGGAATCCTCCAACCATCGCAGAAGCATATCGGAGCCATCTCTGTGTACTGCGTTGTTGTACACAGAAAGAAATCTCTCCTTTAACTCGCCCATAGGAACCACTCCTTTCAATCTTGTATTTTATTTAATTGTGTTGATATATGTAAAGAGACGCCTGCTTGGTGCAGGCTCTCTAATTACCAATTTCGATTGGATTTGGGAATGGGATAAAGCTTTTCAGCCGTTGCCTTTGCATGGGACAACTTCATTTTACCGTATGTCTGCATCAAAAGCATGACTGCGATATTACGGTTTCCGTCCAATTCCAAATCCTGATACTGGCTTTTCCCATACAGGCTTCCGTTTGCGGTGCGGAATGGGAGTCTCTCTTCACCGACATTCTGCCAGCCAAAACGGCTGGTATAACCATAAGTACCATCGTACTTCTTGATGAGAGACTTCTTAGCTTCCTCATCGCAGAAAACAGGATTGTCTCGCTTAAAAGACTCGATACGCTCCCAAACCGCATCGTACATATCGGGATTCTTTACATCCTCCATCATACGCTGCTCCAGCTCGGGGTCGGTATGTTCTGCGATATATGCCTTGATTAAACGGCTGCGCTCTTCGCCGACAGCTCGTTCACCAATCTCTTTGGCTGTTTCTGTGGCAAGCCAAGCACCGCCTGCAAAGATTGAAAACAAATCTCCGATACCCATTTTTTCACCGCCTTACATCAGGAAAGCCAGCTTCCAACGCTGGTAGTCTTCCATATAGTCTTTTTCAATTTTGTTTTGTTTGTGCTCCAGCTTGACCCTGCCTTTAACAACATATGTCCGCCCGGACATGAAATCAACTGCTGCGTCAGAGAAGTTCACTGGAATACCAGCCCGCTCTCTCTCGTACATCCGATAGAAAAGCCCGGACATCCATACTCTGTAGAAGCTTAACTGCTGCTTTGTCTTGCCATCCTGAAGTGCGGCGGCAGAGCGGTGCGAAAGCATGGAGCGAATGGACATGGTTTTTGTGGTAGCCCGAACCCCACGCATAATGGTATCGCCAGGAACTCTGTCACGCCGAATTTCCTTTGCGTAATTCGGATGTTTGTACAAAAAACCAGGAAGCTCCACCGCATTATGAAATGCAGGAAGGGATTCGCGGTAAAGAGGAACACAGTTCTCGCCGTACCGAATGGACATATCCATGAAGTCTACATCTGAAGCGGTGATGCTCAGCGTATCTTCTTCCCGGATACCGGAAAACGCCATCCAGTAGTAGCAGCGGTAGAGATTATCGATAGTCTCGTCGCCCTCTGGGTCAAAGACCTCGTTGAGATACCGCTGGAGATGTAGCGGGCTTGTGACCATCTGCTTTCTGACCTTGTCAAGACCGACCGCTGTGATGCGAAGCATCCCATCACAGGCACCCGGCACATTCATGGTAATACACCATTTGACATACTCTTTCAGTATCGTCAGCGACATCCATTGACTTTTGGAGCGCAATCCTACGATTTCATCAATCACAGGCTGTAGTTCCTCGGTGCTTTTCGTACACAAATCAGCACCCCATGCCTCTTCATGCGGCTCAAACGCGGTAAATACCGTTGTTGCCACATTCGCGGTATTGATGCTTTGTGTATAGTTGCGGATGAAGTTTATCTTTAACCCTTCATTGTACATGGCGAACCTCCCGTTAATTGTATGTAGGGTTATGCCGGAACGGCAGCATTCAAGCGGATTGCCTTATGCCAAACGGCAAGCAGCACCTCAGTATCCAGAAATGAAATAGCGGAGGTAGCGAGGAGATTTGCTGCTGCTATCTGCCGCATATAGCGGTTGGACAATGTGGTGATATACTGACCGATGCGTTCTTTCGACATACATTCGGGATTCTCGCACAGAACCATGCTATCCAAACGAAGGCCACTGTCAGCCGACTTGATAACAACATGGGTGGGCTGTCCGGCTTTCTTAATGGAACTGGTGAGGGGAAGGGCGATGATGTTGGGACTGTGTGCGTTGCCGACATTGTTCTGAAAAACAACACCGGGGCGCCAGCCATTTTGTTCGCAGCCGCTTCCTCCAAAGTTCATCAGATATACTTCCCCAATTTGAGGGGCTCGCTGCTCATTATGATGAAAACCCAAGGTACTAACTCCTTCAATTCAATTATGTTGATAGTTGGAGTATAGCATAATGGTGGTTTCAAGTCAAGTTAATTATATAGACAACATGAAAAGTTTATGAGAAAATAAGGGTGTAGGTTTTCTCGGGTTCCACAGCTTTCATGTTACCGCAGCTTACCGTGAGTATAGTACCCAAAGGATTGGCATCGCTATTGATTTCGGCAAATTTTATCCGGTCGATGCACATAGTACTTGTCTCGGACTTTAGGCAAATCAGATTGGGATTTTCGCATATCAACATAATTGGGAAGGACAATCTGATTTTGCAGGGGTCTGCCACACGATACCATTCCTGATTCTCCGTGCAGAAGAGAACCTGTTGCGGTTTGTTTCGGGAACAGTATTCCTTCAGTTCCCTCACAGAAACTCTTTTTTTCATCTCGTAGTCAGAAACCTCCATTGATTTATGAGGAAGCCCATGTTATACTACAAGTGGGTCATGATGAGTGGTGTCGTTATGACCACAGCCTGTAAATCTATGGGCTGCTCGCATACTGTTTTCTTGAGTTTGTGTTCATCGGCAGTATGCAACATGGGATAGTCCGTCGAAAGGCGGACTATTCTTTTTCCTATTGACAGAAACATAAGTTTATGCTATCCTGTCAATGCAAACAGTAGTTACGGTGTTAATGCTACCACAAATAATGGGTCGTGTCAACAACCAATCTCAAATTACGGAGGATAGTCATCATGGACTTCGGCCAGCGCCTGAAAAATCTGCGTTTGGAGCGTGGATATACACAGCAGGATTTGAGTTCTGCTGTCGGAGTCTCTACCGTTGCTGTTAGGTCGTGGGAACACAACACGAAAAAGCCGAACATGGACGCTTTGATTGCGCTTGGGCGTTTTCTGAACACATCGATAGATACGCTTCTTGATATTCAGCCGAAAGGGAGCGAACAAAACTACACTTTTATACTTTCTCCCGCAGAGAAACGCTTCCTACAGGACTATCGTGAACTTGATTCCCACGGCAAAAAAATCGTGAACACCGTATGCTCTTTGGAGAAAGAGCGTATTGACCTGGCGGCAAAACCGAAGAACCGCAGCAAGGTTATCCAGCTTGCAAATACCGAGAGAGAGCGGTATATCCCACGATATACTACACCATCCGCAGCCGGTACATCTGTCCCGCTTGACGGCGCTGACTTTGAGATGATTCTGGTGGACAACAGTGTCCCAGACGAAGCAGATTACGCCGTAAACATCCAGGGAAACAGTATGTTCCCATATATTCACGATGGCGACATGGTATATGTGAAAAAGGATGCGGAAATGGCTATCGGCGATGTCGGTATCTTCTGTGTGGATGGCGCAATGTACTGCAAGCAGTACTATGTAGATGAAAATGGGAATCTTGAGTTAGTATCCGCGAACCCAGAACTTCGTAACACGAATGTCTTTGTGTCATCGGATAGTGGCAGCTCCGTAAAGTGCTACGGAAAAGTCCTGATGGGGTTCAAACTGGAACTGCCGGACTATTTGTTTGAGGAGTAAAAGAGCAGGGCAATCACGCCCTGCTTTTTTCTTTACTGGATAGCAGACTGAATGTGGCTTTTTGCGTCGTCGATTTTTTCGAGCGCATCATTCAGACTATCCAATGCGTCTTCCATCTTTTCAAACCGTTCTGTGCTTTGCAGATTTTCAGGGTAGTTATCAACACAGTCCTGCTCCTTGTCACAAACCCTTTCTACCACAGAAGCGGCATTGCTCAACATATTGAGGGCGTCTCTGAGCTGCCCCCGTCTTCTATCATCCACTCAATTCCTCCTATGAAAGCAATTTGCATAGTGAATTAGGCCGCCTGCCACACACCAGCGATATTCATATCGAGCCGCAGAGTATCTTCTGCCGCCTTAGAGATAGAGAACGAAGTGACTTCCTGCAAAAGCTTACAGAAACGATTCTCTCTACCGTTTTCCAAAATGACCTCGTCGCAGAAGATGCTGATAGTCAGCACTTTGTTATCCATATTGACGCTTGCGTCAATGACGGAGCAATCAATCTCTTCAAAAAGCGCATCGACTTTCTCGCAAGCTCTGCTGACTTGCTCGGATTTTTCCGGTGAGACAACAAAAGCCGCACCGAACTCTTTGGAGGCATCCTCAATCAAACCATGCACCGTGTCAAAACAACCTTTGTATTCCATATTGTCCGCCCCCCTTATTCGATTGGTGTTGTGATACCATGAAAGGTAAATGTCAGCCGAATCCTGTTTTTTGTCAGAGGATAGACCTCTGTATTGCTGGCAAACTCAGCGGCTCTGGCAAACCATTCCGGATTATCAAAGTCCAACTTCTTTGCCTCGATAGAGACGCTGCCCATTGTCTTGAACGGCTCACACAACTTATATGAAAGAACGGCATCCGTTCCTTTTGCGAAATGCTTAAGCACCGAATATACAAACTTCATCTGCTGATGCTTGGGAAGATTGATGATGGTTGTCTTCATCTCATCATTCATCACCTCATCATAAATGGCATCGACGAAACTGTCGAACGCCGTTTCAATGTCGGCATCAAGCGCATACTGCAAATCCAAATTGTTATCCATAAAGACCACTCCTTCCAATATCTATTATACCATACACAGTCAACTGCAGAGATGACAGGTGATTTCCACCTCGCCAACTGCGTTCTCTCCGAGAATTTGCAGCAGAGAGTTCGCAATCATGTTTGCGTTGATTTTTCCACTAAAAGAAAGAGAGACCTTTTTCATGGACATGGTTTCGTTCTTGTCAGGCGTTAAGGCGTGAGGTTCCACCAGCTTAGAAGGAGTTGGCGCAGGCTTTACCTCGCCCTTCAAAAAACCACCCCACGCTTCTCGCTGCTCGGCATTCATGGAATGCCCAACGGGGAACTTAACCGCAAGACCATTTGCTTGAATAAACCGGCGTATGGTAAGCGGCTGCACATGAAACATAGCTGCCAAGCTGGTCGCATTTGCCCCGTAAACAGCCAGCAGGTGATTGAGATATTCCTCCTGCGTCGGCTTGGAAACCTCCTTAAAAACCTCCCATGAAGTAGGTTGGTTCAAGTTGATAGACAATGTTTTTCCATTCCTTTCTTTCCACTGCTTTTTCGTCAAGCTATCTGACGGAAGAGAACACTTCCGGCTTTTGCTGCCACACTTGCGATGACGAGCCTGTTGAGCCAACTGCTTCTTTTGCCAGCAAT